TTTTTTGATAAAAAAAGGATATTGGGGGGGGGGTGGACGCTTATGCCTGGTCGGGGGGTGTTATCACGCTCTCTTCTTTCTGTTCGAGGTCGGTATAATGCAACTCAAGGTCGTCTGTGAGAACAACCATTCGGTTCGAATGTCTTGGTCCAAACGAGAACCATGAGCCTTCAAGCTGGGTGTCAATAGTATGAACAATCTCCCCAGTTTCGAAGTCGAACATAAGTATCATGCCGTCATACGCTGATACGAACAGGCGTGCACCAGCAACGTGACGAATAGGACCAGTTCTGTCCTGTTGAGTCCAAACAATGGTGCCGTCAGGTTTCACTGCAGAAATTTCACCTCGAAGAGTTTGTCCGCTTACGTAAGTGTATCGCACGACCAGATAGTCAGTTACTTCGTCGAAAATGACGGATTTGACATCGTAAAACGTCCGAACCCTCGTAACATATGGCTCGGTCACATTGACAATGAAAAGTGTCGTGTTTCCACTTCTTCTAACATACGCACAGAACCGACCCCGTGACATTGGAATGGTAGTGTAGTGGTTAGTTAGGCTTCCCGGTTCAATTTTAACCTGGTTCATGGTCACGAGGTCGTAAAGCGTTATATAACTGCTGTGTTCTAACATCAAAGCGGAGCAGTCGGTTGTCAGATGAACCATGTATGTGTCGCTAAACTCAAGCGAACTTGGCAACTCCGCGCTCTTGCCGAGGCCGACAATACGCCTCTTATTTCCAACTCTTTCGAAGCGATGTTTTGAATCGAGCTGGTAAACTTTTGCGTCACCGTTTCTGTAATCGATCAAACCGTCGGCATTACACATACCTCTGCCAGTGGTTGTTTCAAACGAACAAACCACGCCAATGAGTTGGACAGTTTTTATTGGCATTGGAATGTCAACAGTGGCAAGCACTCGATTAGCTATCAGGTCGTAAAAGCAAATCTCTGAGTCGCCTCGAACCACCGCAGCAACAGCCGAGTTTGTGTTAATTGAAATCTGGTCGCGTCCATTGATTGGGATGTTCAAAGGAGTAAAGTTAGTCATTAAGCTTAGTGGTAAATTTGAATTCGTTAAGATGAATTGTGTCAAGACAATCCCAATCAATTTTTTTTGGTCGCAAAAAAACATCGAAAGGGGGCTTTATGGGGTTCCCAAAAATTCCATTATTGTCAGAGCCAGGTCTTCGCAAATCGGTTTCCGACGAGCCGCTCTGAAGAACGCGCGCACACTGTTACGCTCGTAACCTCGTTGGAAATGGAACAGTGATGGGTGCCATAAACGTGTGAGCAGTGTGTTGCGCAGAGTGCCATCTTTGAAACAGACAAGCATTCTGTTGAAACTGCTCAACGTAACTGCTGGACCAAGAATCGGCTCAGTAACAAACATTACGTTGCCTGTTTTGACATCAAACACGTGTGCGTGGTGTGGCGTCATGTTAACGGCGAACATTGACGAATTTGCTATTGGTGTCAATATTTGGAGTATGCCGAGCTCACGAGTCCACACTGATGAGCCGTCTGCTTTTATCAGGGAAATATCCAAGCGAAACATTGCAAAGCCAATCGACTTGTGTTGTATGATCAACCCGTCGGTACTTTCGTCATAAATGAGATCGCGGATCGAATAATACTCCCTGATCATCTTTACTGTCGAGAAATGTGCGTCAATGATGAAAATCTGAAAGTCATCCCACTCTGATATGAACGTCGACGTGTAAGCACAAAATTTGCTCTGTGACATTGGTACTATGCCTGCGTTGGTCATCATGTTGTGAAAGTGGTGACTAAACTGAGTACCTGTTAACAAGTCAAACGCGTCGTAATCTACGCCAGATTTAACCACCAAAATAGCACTTCCGTCAACTGTAATTTTGATGTTCTCCACAGTGTTAGCGAGAACGTTCGGTGGGATGACGTGCGTCAATGGTACGTTTGGATTCTTTAACACACGCGTTGGCATGGTTTTTTCCAGATCAACAACACGATTACCTTCAATGTAGAACCGAGACCCTGGAAACAGGTAAGAATAAACGTGCTTGATGGCGTAAAATCCACCCGACGTGCACGTTCCAATGTCACCTCCGCGTGTAAAAACGCACGTGTGATTATGGTAACGGAGCGATCCTGGAATGATTGGAACTTGAATGGTTGATACATGCTGATCGGTTTCCAAGTTGTAAAAGTGTATTTCAGGGTTGTGCCAGCACACTGCAACCATCGAAGAAACTGGATCAATGGCGACATAGCAACAATGTTGCGTCGGAACATTAACAACGGAAAGATTACGGAATGTCATGGCGTCGATTACTGGCATTAAAAAAGATTCAATTTTGCGCAGCACAGAAAATTGAACCTGTTTGTCTGGTGTCAATTCCATCAAAAATGGGTAACTTTCTACCATTCCTCACTGCCAGGAACGATGTTTTTGATAGTCAGATACACGACAGGTTCCGACGAACAACTGCAATAAATGGGTGTTGTGATGGCGTTGGCGTGCGGAACACAACGGATCTAATCTACCAGTACGTCATTCCACACAATCCGCTTGGTGTTTCGGTGTCAATCAACGGGCAAAAGTTGTGCTCTGGAGACATCGTTCGCCACACCATTTTTGACGAAATTGGCATCATTGGCATACCACAAGACGGTGGTACTTCGACCATTCCGACCATCTGGTTTAAAGCCGGACTCCGTTACAAAGAAGAGTTCATCTACCGTTTTGGTATTCCCGAAGATATTGAGTTACTTGATCCTAACAAACTTGGTGTCTACCAATCCGAAGCGAATGAACTACAACAACACATTGCGTCTGTTGAGCGTCGATTCGAAGCTGGAACTGTGCTCAAAAACTATGCTGGAGTCATGGGTATTGTGTCCGAAATGCGTAACGGAAACACTCCAAACGTGTGGGTTAATGACGGAAAAAAGTTCTTCACAATGTCTTGGCAAGTGTTTGCTCCGAACGACGAAGTGAAAATCCTTTCTGGTCGTACCGACAGGGTCGCGTTTCGATTTCTGGAGCAGCTACGCACGTACCGCTATGCCGCAGAAGCGTCAGCAATAGTTTACAAGTGTTACAATTTGCCAAGCGGAGATGGTACGATTTTGATCAACTCCAACTTTACAGACTGGTTCGCAAAGGTTACTTACAACGAGTATGGCTCGATTGAAGTTAACTGTTGGAAGAACGATCCCGATTCCAGCTATCAGATGGTTGAAATACGCAGCTTCGGCGTGCCTGCCGTTGTTGGTGAATACTAGATGGCTCTTTGATTGTTTTTTTTAGAAAATTGAACCACTTTCACGACATACAATCAGCAAAATGACCTGGTATCAAATCGAACCTGTCGTGCAAATAATCGTGAGCTTTGTCAGTCAGGAAGATTACAAAGCCGCTCGACTCGTAAACATGGTATTTCTCGGTGAAACGCCGACACAGTTTCGACTCCCGTTGTCATGTCCTCGGTTGCAAATAGACATAAAAAGTGTTTACGGTCCTGTTTTGTTCGGCGAACTTGTTCCTGAGGACTTTCTTACACTGTCGGCTCAGGCACTCGAAACTATGTCATTGGGGCAACATGAGGTTACCGCAGGTGTCGCAGAAAGCTTGCTTCAGTTCACCAATTTACGGTCACTTTCGATCACGGTGTCCAAAAAAGTGAGCCGTATTTTGACCGATGGAATACCGCTGTTTACTAAATTGGAACGGTTAAGCATCCGGTGTTGCGACAATCTGGTTGACGAAACAATGATGAACTGGTCACGATTTACAAATCTTGCCCACATTGATTTCACTAACTGCTGTCGTTTGACAGATGAGGCCGCTGGGCACATATCAGTAATATTCTCCTTGCGAACCGTGAACATGTCGCACACCAATTTGTCAGACGTCGGCGTTGCACTTTTGGCTGGCCTTCCACTTTTGCACAGCATTAGCCTGAACAATTGCTACAAGCTGACGAATATTGCTGTTATGCATTTGTCCAAGGCAAGAAATCTGACAGACATTGATTTGAGTTGCTGTAATCATCTGGGCGACACCTCGATCGGTTGGTTGTCGTTTGCGCCAAAACTGCAACGAATCAATCTGATGGGGGACAAAAAAATATCGTACCACGTCGTTGATGCGATGCTTGCCTCGAAGCCAGACATTCGTGAGATTTTGATGAGCATTTGTCACCCCGTTCCAGCAGGCATAAGTTCGAAGATAGTTTACCGAACCTTCTACAGCACGTATGCGGAGGCATGCGCAACGCTTGAATAAGCACACGATGGCATCCTTTTTTGTGTAACAGATTTGAATCGGGTTTGTAACTACCAATTGCTACTACCATGGCTCAGTTTGATTCCAACAAAGCTTACGACAGGTTTATTTCCACGGATGGAGACATTCCACCCATTTGGGACTACGTCTCGGTCAGAGCACAGATCAACGGTACTCCTGCGCTGATTGATGCTGTTGGTCGCATTAAGATGTATGCGCCTATGCTGAACGAAGAGGATCGTGACACTTGCTCAATTGACCAATATGCCTTCTTGCAGTTGGGAGTAATTTCGTCGGATCGAGACGTTCACAAAGATACTCTTCGCGTTCTTACGAGGGGTGCCAAATATGAAGAAGGTCGAGATTTTGTGATCCGTCAGACGGGCGAAAACGGCTCTAATGTATTTGCAGGCCCCCAGGCCTGCGAATCTATTGCACCCGAAACTGACCCAACAACGGGTGTGGTCGCAGTTGACAGGCCACGTGGTGGACAAAGAACGAAAATGGTTATGGTTACACCTCCAACATTTATTGAGTGCCTGATGCGTTCACCGAACACACATTGGTATGGTCGCGCGTTTCTGTTTGTGCTCGGAAGTGTTGACGCATACGACTCGTTAACACGGCGAACTGCTATGACACGCATGGAGAGAGAAATGCAAGCAACACGTGATGAACTTGTCGCAACGCGCGAGGAGTCACAGACACTTCGTGGTGAACTTGCTGCATCACGTGAAGAGTCGCAAACGCTTCGTAGAAGTCTTGATGCAACGCGAACAGAGTCGCAAGCACTTCGTTTACGTTTACAAACCGCCGCACCATCGACAGTAAACGCGTTAGAATACCACGTTAAAACAGAGCATTTTATGTTGCTCCGAAGTCAAGTACACCCTCTTGAATGTTGTTTCGCAGCAGGTCAGGCATCAAGTATTCGCAATGCGAGAATCAAATACGCTAAAGAGCTGTATGTGAAACACGACGAAGTAATTACACCGAACAAAATTGTAACACAGCATCGTTTGATGGAAATTGTACCATACGGCATTATTGCTAGTGTGTCTGGTCGCTACATTACATTGTGTGTGGGTAAAACACCCGAGGACCTAATGGTTCACATACGAGCGGTTGCAACCGAACGTTCTGTTGAAGCTGCGACATAAACAACCATAACTACATTTTTTTGTCAAAAAAAAGAGTGTCGTGTTTGCTTACCATCGACCACGGAACATCATTGTGGTCTCGAACAAGTCATTACAAACAGCGAGTTGAATACAAGCTTTGAAAAACGATCGAGTAATGCCTCTTTGCATTCGGTTCTGTGTCCGATGTATTTCTACATTCCATGGAATGATTGCATCAACATGACGAAGTCTACTATTTTCGTAAGTAAGTACTATTTTCGTACCTGTGAGATACAGACGGTACGGAATTGGATTCCCACCAATGGTAAACAACGCTTCGTTGCTATCAACGTCATAAACTGTTGTTTTGTCACAACTGAAAAACGTCGAACACAAGACAAACATAGACGAGTTTTCGATCATTTTAACTGCTATGTGGTTCCCAATCGGCATCGACCATTTGGTTTTGTGTGATCGGAGCGAAATCGAAGAGACCATGTTTTGCGATTGGGTAATCCAGTTAATATGGTGTATCAAAATGTTGTTTCCAATCTGGTCGAATGTGATGTTAACCACGTGACGAAACGAAGCAAGACGGATCGGCGTACCTGTCGTAGCCTTTACCAACATAACTGATTCGAACGCCGACAAAGTTCGATTAACAATGGTTATGAAACGCCCTTCGGTCAGTGAGAAAACACGTGATCTGTACGTGCGCCAACCATAGTACTGGTCATGTTGCGTATCTGTTTGGAGGTCGATTGTAACGTCCGTTTTGCAATCTTTGCCCATGATTAACGCGCTCCCGTCCAGAGCAAAAACAGGCTTTTCCATTTTCCACGCAACTGATCGGATAAGTATGAATGGTTCCTTCCGCAAACCAACTGCCCAAAACTGACCACTCCCCCCATTCGTGCGTGGAATTCCCGATGATAACGACACTTGGAATCGACAATGTCTTTCGGCAATTATGAATGGGAGCTTATTAGCTTGAATAACCCTGCCTTCTTCTTTTTGGAGCTTGAGATTTCCGTCGATCGTAAGCGAGCCGATAACTGCTTCGGACATGAACGAAAGCTGCTTGTTCCCTAAGCAAAACTTCGCAGGTCTTGTTCCGACGTTAATTAAGTGCGCTGGTTTGGTAAAGGTAAGATCAACGAGAATTATCCCTTCGCGGTGATACGTTGCACACAGTAACGAGATGGGATCAACCTGGGTTGACACATCCGTCGCAAATTCGACAACTACCGGCTCCAAGTTAATGAGTGCCATGCTAGCGGGGAATTGGCTTGTCTGAGATCACATCAATTTTCTTGAAGGCTATTTTTGACGATCGGATGAAAACGATGTGTTCTTGTTTGATTCAATTCCGCCAAAATGTTTTCAAGATCTCGCAAAGTGGCGTCGAAGGACATCGAAATGACGATGTTCAGCCAACAGCCAAGACCCGCAGACAAACCCGACATTCGTATCGTTCTTCAATGCGTTTTGCTTCACATGAAAAAAGTAACACGATCGGTAGCGGGTGAAATACCCGGGAGCACTACGTAGACACCTACGTTTCTCTTTCGAGACCGATTAAAACATCAAGCTCGTCTGTCGTGGGCATAGTGGTTGTCGTCTTGCTGAATGTTTTTTTCCATTGTGCCTCTGTTAATCGCTGTTCGAGGCTGGCAATGTTTGCTGGATGAATTACAAACATCGTTAACCCAGCGTCATCGTTATGTTCAATGGTAAATGTAAGCTGGAGGAACAGATCAATTTGTTCTAACTTGTGAACAACACGTTCAAGTGGCGGTAACGTCTCATTATCAACGAACTCGCGCTCAGAATGCTCCCACATTTCACGAATCTCGTCGACCGATTGATCATACCACTCGGTTTTTCCACTCAACTCATTTTTCACGTCGTTAGTTAAAACGGTTAACATCTCCAACAAACGATCATCGTTGGACGCTTCGTAATCGTGTTCGTACTCGTACTGAGCATCAAACGCACCAGCATAAATCTGTTCCAGCTCGGATATGTCATCCTCGGATATATTCAATTCATCCATGTGACTTTGGAAAGTTTCTACTGGGCAGCGGGGTGGTTTAGTGATCAAATTTGTGTAAAGCGACACCGAAAACGACTCGTCGATTTCGTCGATGAATGCACTAATTTCGGGAATGCAGTTCGGGGTTTCAATGATGACTACTGGGTTTTGCTTGCCATGTTCGGGCGGCGTAAGCACGTGGATTTTGGGGACACTTTTTCCGGCGAAAACCGCACTTCCGGGTAGCTCACCGCCGAACATCGGCTGGGTGGCAAACGCCACAACGATGGCCAAAATAATGAAAAGAATAGTTATGAAAATTCCAGCTTTCATGATATGTCACATGTTGAACCATTTTTTGGTCATGGAGAATATAATCATGGATCTGCCAATAGTCATCCGATTCGCAACTGGGCGAACATTCGAAATCACGAGAACTGCTGCATGTGGGCAATGTCAATATTTCTCCACGCGACTCGTCAAAACAATTTCCGGCGACACGGTAACACATGATGGTGACACAGTGTCGCTCCACGTCCCCAAAATGCATCAAGCGTTCGAAGAGTTGATCATGCCATTTTTGCTCGGGTACAACATAGGCGAATGGACAGTTCCAAAAAAGTGCATTGACATGACGGAAATTAACAGCTATGGGTTAAACACATGGCCATACCGTTTTACTAACCAACCACCCGATTATCTGATAAAACATACAGATAGTTTTAGCCGAACATTTGAGTGTTGGCTTGATGCCGACGCAATCACACATAATTACAGCTGGGTGGCGGGATGGGAACCAGTGTCAGATTCGACACAGTACGGGCGTTTGCTGTTTCATGATCTAATCAATCCGTATCAAGGCGATAAAGTTATCGAATCTGAAACTGATTTTTACGAACTCGTAAAAGCGTCGGTAGAATATTACAGCGGCGGGCCGGTATTGTCCGACCCAGAGTTCGAGGATTTGTTTGCATCGTGGATTACGACCGACCCATTCGTAGTGGAGCTAATTTCACGAAACTATCGCTAGGTGTAAACGATCCTATATACACCATGATTTCCGCCAGTTGGCTCATGATCTTGCTTATTTTGGTTTGTCTGATTGTATTTTTGTTGACCACCCGGTCACGATCAGAAGGTGGTGGCGGAACTGTTCGACCATACATTGACATGTCGGAGCTGCGGGCTATTCGTAGCGACAAATACAACTTAATTATTGTTGGTGTGCCGAGAGGTGTTTCAAAAACAATCGATGATCCACATCAACGGCCGTTTGGAATAATAACCAGGGGACTTGGTGGAGGGATCTTTTCCAGACCAGATCTCTACTTCGAACGTCCGACCGACTTCGCGCCACCGAAAAAATCAGCAGCATATGAGAATGACGCACTCAACCGTTTAGTCGAGTCGATGGAACATCATATCAGCTCTCCAGGTAATGCCCTAATGGGGATTACATCTCCACACGAAATTCGTGGTTTGACCGATTTCAACGGGGCCAAAATGGGTGATGAAGAATACAAAAACGAACTTTTGAGTGTTGCAAGTGCCGATGCATTTTCTCCCGAAGGTATGTTTGAATACTTCCTGAACCCCTTGATTATCCTTGAAAATGCTGACAAAGTTGCACCCACCGTTTCGTTTCGCATGTTTTATGACCAACTCAAAGCACGACGAGTTCGTTCGGGTCACAAACAGTTCCCAAATTGGCCAAACCCAACCAAAGAGTATCACGACTTGGCCCCGTTGATCAAACAGTTTCGTACATATCACGTTATGCTCAACGCAGATTACGTCGATCTTCAATTTTACTACCAGTTCACGCTAAACAACCGTTTCGGCATTTACGTATGTAGACCATATCATGCACGAACTGTTGCCACGATCCTGATGGGTATTTGGAAAAATGCGCAATCAATGCGTTGGATTCCGCAAATCGGCGATGGAAAAATACCACCATCGTTGCCAGTTGTTCCGCTCGATGATTTTATGAAATGGGCAAAGAAGGGATCTCCGTTGGTCGGTCCCAGACCATACAGTAATATCGACCGCGTATCGTTGTACAAAATCGACCGTCAGTTAATTGCCACGTTCGATGTTAAATGGGGTAGTACAGATTACTTGTTAAAATTTGCGAAATTGCTTGTGCAGTACAAAAAACCCGTGGTAGTTCTCCTGGAAGGTGATGCACCGCCCAAATGGCATACTATGGAAACTAACGGAATGGTTGTTGTTTCGTTCACTCGCGCAGAATACGCCCCAGATCTCGTAACCGATGTTGAAACGGGTAGTGAAAGCCAGTCTGCAATTTTGGGTATGAGATTTGATGCGTTTTGTCTCGGACGGATTGAAGCTAAACCTCTTGGTGGTTTGAACGGTGATATGGTGTGGATAATCGTCAGGGCAAACAGTGGGTTTCGCATACTTGACGGTGACGCAAACATTCCACAACCGTTTTTCCAATCATCACCAGATGATACGGGAAATACAGAGTTCGCAGTACAATCATGGCTAAAATTTGCAACCGAATCAATCCCGCCACCAAACGAGGCTGATGATCTTCCAGCAGATCTGAAAATAGACAAAAAAATGTACGAAGATAGTCCGCCAAACGACCAGATCACGTTCTCCGATCCATCAAGTGCACAAGTCATTCTTCCCCCAATTGTTGCATTGCAAAAGTCTTTTGTTCCGAAACCAGCCAGCAAGTCATGGTGGTAAATCATTCAAACTGTGCAATAGTCCACACCAAATCAAATGGAATGGGCATGATCGTACCTATGAAGCTCAGTATTCTCATTTGCAATCGGAACTGTTCTGAGAACATGTAGTGAGTATCACAATTCCAACTCGTTGCAATGTTGAAAAAGGCCATTTGATGATCACCCTCAACAACAACTCTGTTGTCACCGATTGAAACGAACTTGCCACAACGAAAAGGGTTCGCCAACGTTGCCATGCACACTCCGTCGTTGTGTGAAAATACGCGAATGATACTGTCAAACGACATGGTAATGGTTCGGGTACAATCTGGCATGAACGCCACGCGGGTAACGCGACCCCGATGACCAACCAAAAGTGACACACGCAAGTTCGTGTCAACATCAACAATTTCAACTTTGCGATCCATGCAATTGGCAACCAGTTCACGACCCGAATCAATGATCGATGGAACTGGACCATATTTTGGATACCCCAAAACAAGAGTTGGTGCGCCCGTTTCCATGTCGTAAACATGGGCATGATCTCGCTTGAATATCATTATTTTTTTGCCACCAGACAATGAAACAACTGGTTGCCGTCCCTCAATCGGTGTGAACGCGTATGGGTGACTGAACACACGCACACACGTGGCAATATCAAACACAGCGAAGAATTTTCGATCACCGGATGCAAACTGACGGTCATTAAAGGCATAGTAATAACTATGAAATGTTGCATCCACTTTGGCTATTATGCTACTCCCGTTAAGCATGTTACAAAGTTGCACGGTATTACCACTGTGCATGAGGAACGTGGTCTTGTTGAGGCAAATTGGTTCTGACATGTTTTTGAACCGACTGATTTCCAGACCAGTATCGAGTTGGAAAACGACAACATTTAACTTTGTGCTCACAATAACTTTGCTACAATCGTCCGTGAACACGCCGCTGTGAACAGTTTCAAATGGCAAATCCAACGAGATCATGCTTTGCGTGGGGTAGTCCCAGACAAACCTGCAACAATCATGCAACACCTGTTGGTTGGTGTCCGAAAACCAAACTTTGCCATCTTCGTCGCACTGGTAATCACCCATGTCAATCGTTTGACCTTGAGTGTTGCGGATACATAACGGCTTCGTTGACACAGGGATTAAGCTTGTAGCAATCGATCTGCGGGTACCAACGTAGGATAGTGTTTTTTCTACCTTGTGTGGGGGAACGTTGATCTCATTTTCAAACATTGCTCGCTTTGTTTCAACCGATTTTGCATGCGCAATGTTAATCATGTCACGATCGCGATGTTTCCAGCAATGCGTTGGCGCACCATTATCTGGACCATAGACTGCTCGTTGACCGCAATGACATTTCGAAGGCATTTTCTTTGGGCAAATTGCTTTGACAAACTGATTATCAAATTTAAAACGACTCAGGAGGTGTCAAACAATGTCTTCAAAGTTACTCGAAATGCGGTCATTTAAGACCGAATGCTCAAGTCCAAGCCAGCGACTCATTGTCCGATATCTTGCTTACCATGACGAACCTGTAATCAACTTGATACAACCAAATGATTGTTTGCGCTGGGGTCATCAGGCAAAATTTCCAAAAGATGCACCCGAACAGTTCATTCGTGAACGTTGGCCTTTCCCAATACAACTCGTATCCGAAATGGTTATTTGTGGCGCTGATGACGCCGTCGAACGAGCGCTACGAGAGTCACAACGTGCTAATCCTCACTCACGAGTTATTGCTTGTTCGTACCAGATCCGAACCAACAGCATGTACAATGATGGTTTTGGTTTCATAAACAAGCTCAAACTAGTTGTGACCGACTCCGTTCGATCCATTCGCGTTGACGCAATTGAGTTATTGGAGTTGCGTCAGCAGGTCGACATACTCAAAAAAGAGCTGGAAGAAGCGCGTGACATGTTTGCTCTCATGAGTTGTCCTTTGCTCACAGCACAAATTACTGGCGACGAAATTGAAAACAGGCGGGCAATCGAACTCGGCGAAGACAACGAGGCACGTCGTTTGTGGGCGCGCGCACGTAAGTTAAATGACGCAGCAAACATGGCCGCGTTAGCACAGCAGCTCGGCGGTGAGCTTATGTTTGACGTGTAATTATAAAACGCTGAGGTGCTCTGCAAGGGGATTCTCGATCGGTGGAAATGGACTAGTGATTCGATCGGTATCAAAATCCCCGTTAGCATCTGACGGAGGAGGAAGTACGATTGAACCGTCAAAATCAAGACCCCATGGAGGCTCGGCATCAGTATGAGTAAATGCTTCCGCAGCACGAACGGAATCGGACGACATCGTAGCAGATGGTGGGGGTTTGCAGGTTAGTAATTCAGCGAGTGAATCGCCACACTCGCGTAAATCAACGGTCGAGTCGTCTAAGGATTTTGTCATCGTTCTACCTTGACTTAGCAAATGACGTTTGAGACTAACTATACTGGATGGATGAACGACAAAAATTAAGGTGTGATAGTTACTGGGGGTCCAGATCGAATAGATCATTTGAAAAAGTCGGTTTATTCCCTCGATTGCTCTGAGCAGCCGGTCAGATTCGCAGATCCCTTTCGGATCAAACGACATCAACTGACAGCGTAACATGTTAATTTTATCGAAATCGGGACGGGAAATATCAAGCCCCGCACAATAATCCATACATGCCACTTCCCAACTAGTTATTTCATATTTCCAAACACCCTCCTCGGGTATGACGAATTCTTCGTCCGGGTCAATTCGTGGAGAATTTCCGAACACTTGAGCGTAGAACTGTTTGAGCTGCGGGTTCGGAATCCAATCAACGAACGAGAAATCAGCTTCCACCCCAGGAATGTCGGTGTAAACAAAAGCGCGTGACAATCCCTGAGTTTCGCGTATTGATGCGAGCAACTGTTCACTAGGTTTGAAAGATTCGATAACGGAAATTTGCATTACTGGAAGTGTAGTGCTTAGTTGTATTGCGGTCGGCGCTGTTTTGTCGAAAATGTGGATTGCCGACGGTCGCGACAGTTGTATTTTTGGAGAATATGTGACGTTGTTAAGCGATGCAATCAATTCGTCTTCTCCTGGACACATTTCACCACCTTTCCACGTTTGAACCGTTACGTATGGTTCTAATGCGAGTTGTAAAGAGAAACTATGTGCTTCGCCACACAATAAAATCGAAACAGTTTCTGGGTTCGAAGCTCGTAGTAACAAATTTGTCAACATGTGCATTTCTACCATCCCGGCCGCAATAACACTGTGCGGCGGAGTTTGTTCCATTCGATCATGATCTTCGTCATAATCTGGATTTGACAACCATTCGCAAGCTAAATAATTCACATCCGCGATTCGATTGTAAAGTTCGTGAAACTGACTCGATTCCAACGCTCGACGAATATTCATCCCTTCAAACACGCGGTTGTCAACAGATATCGGGCTTCCTGGGGCGTTGGGATGGTACATGTGGTTAAAAATCTTGCGATGACCATCTCTATCCTGCCAAAGCGGATGATCGGGACCGCCAACAATGTCGGTCATCCATTGCTGCACAGCATACATACGTGCCGATTTCGGGGTTATATCTTTCTCCATGCGAGGTCGAAGATCACACCTGACAACATTAAATTCGGCATCAAATTTCGGAATGTGATCAACGTACTCCTCGATGGAAACTGGGCCGAGCATGTTTCCCACAATTAACGTTGGAACCGGTCTAATGCTCCGCGCGGTCGGCCGTATTTCGACGTAGAGGACAACGTTTTTCACGTGCTGAATTCGAGATATGTTCCGCAAAACCCTCAGTATGTCACGGGTGTAGCCAAGCCCTGCCGTCCCAAAAGAATGATTTTCTCCGAAGATGACGAATGCGGGGATGAAGATACTGGCACCAGATTTTGGCCGAACAATCGTTACAGTTTGCCCCGGCGGAAGCCGGAATCCACCCCCTCCCTCCATTCTGCCTGTCGGGAGAATAAAAAAGACAGCAAGGACGACAGCCAAAATAACCAGAAGAATAATCACGAGAACGTTCATCGGAAAATTATACTAGAAACGAACAATAGTTGTCGGTCCGATCCCCAGAAGCGGCGAGATCTGTTCAACGAGCTGGAAAACAATATTTTTGGACGCGGGCGTATACCACATTCAATGCCAAACTGCTTTGTGTTGATTTTGCTTGTAATTTTGGTCGTAATTTGCGCCATGATGTGGTCGTTTTTTACGCCATCCCGGCAAGTGTTTGGGGGTGGTGGAATGACGGTGTCGGGTTTGCTCGAAATGAAATTGATACGTGGAAAATATGACGATCAACAGATGAGCGTGTTAATGCTCGGGATGAATCATAATGGAATTGTTTGGGGTTCCAAAGCGCAGCAGTTTAGCACCCCGTCTGATCTGACGCGAGCAATTGCTGACATTGGCTATCCGGTGAACATTTTTATCGAATACAGAGACGCATTGGATGACCACTCACTTTTCACAAGCGATGGTACTACGGATATAAAGCGATGGAATGATCGTCATCATCCAGAAAATGTTACAGTGATCCAAACTGAAATCAGGACCCAGGGCTCGTTCGGGCTCATTGTGATCGGCGATTATGATTTAGGAACCTTGAGGACCGAATTCAATATGTTTCTTGCGAACGACAAGTACACAATCGAGGGGCTTTACGATTACTACATTCATCCAGTAAAGCTATTACCCGACGTGAACCCTGCTTCGTTTACTTCCCAGTTCCTAAATTTTTACCACATAATACGAAATTCACGTATTCGCCAGTTCCAAGACGATACATGGCAAAACCCTGTTAAAACCCATTGCTCCCCGCAAAATGCGTTCAATCACTTTCGCTTAGTGTGTTTGAATATTGCGCCGGACATTTTTGATTTGGCGAATTTTTATCATTTCACCAGGGTCCAAACCGCCGGATGTATCAATATTTTCGCAGGTGGTGCCGCACATACAAATCATACGTACTCGGTGCTTGCGAATATGTGGAGTTCTTCGCAAACTTTGCAGTGGGAATCCAGATCGGCCGATGAAACAATGTCTGTTATTAACGTGGCAGATGTCAGAAAAACGGCTGGCTGGTTGCTCGACCGTGCCGTCTCCGTGTTCGAAGAAATTGAATTTATTGCCTTATTCCGAGATCCATGTCTTGCACCCTTGATATCTGTGAGTGCCGCGTGGAACGGGTCACATGCGGATCAAACTGCGTATTTTCAAGGGTTCATCCAAATGCTTTCAACTACAGGGATTGAAATTGACGTTATAATGGATGATGATTCGCCAACTACATGGCAAACCTGTTTGAACGGAATAGAAAACGTACATGTTATTGTGCCGAAAAGATCGGAATACGCCGAGTTAACCTCATCTAAAAGTGATGGTTTAACAAAACAATGGCGCGAAATTCAAACCAACGCTTTCGATATTGAGCAATCCAAATATCTTGTGTACGATCACACTTTTACAACATTGTCGCAACATGTCATGAACATGCGGCCCGGTGACGATTACAGACCCGGATCCAAAAAATTTGACCAGTGCGGGATTTTCACGTACCTTGCATGCTTCGATGAATTTTGCTACTTATACCTTCAAAAGAATCGCTCGGCTGGCCTTGTTGTGAGCGTCCGCGCTCAATATTTCAACTTCCATGCTGCTAAAAATTTCCGTCGGGTCATGCCATTGCAATTTCAAACCTCATCAGCGCTTGGATTTGGGGAGGGATTGTTTCAAACTGAAATCAACAAACTGCTAGGCAAAGTTGCTACGCCCGGTGTCGAAATACATGCTCCCGATTCATTGCTGTGTTCCACTGCCGCACCAGTACCAGCACTCAAATCGCGTCCAATAGATTACACCCCCGGAGGTGTCGTTCCTGAACCACCTCCGATGGAATTTGTTGTTGATTTCAACCTGACATCAGCGTCAATACCTCCAATAACGCAACTTGAATATAACAAACCACTGATTTACGTGCAGGCTCCAAAGACGGACGCTGAAATATTGTACGGAACGGAACAAGAAGAACGGAGAGTTCGTAAAAACATAGCTTCGGACGAGAAACGCGACCGTGGTGAACTGGTCGAAACCCATCTTCGTGTTCTTAAAAAACGGGAGTTGAAAAAGGACAAGATTGAAAATCGGCTAGCCCGCGAGAGGGAGCGAATGGTGTTAACGTCGATGGGCTTGAGAACATCTGAAATAGCAGCCGAACATTCGGAATGGATCGAAATTGAACGCCAACTAAATATGGCCCGTTCTAACGAACGAGTGAGGCTGGCTGCAATAGAGGATGAGAGGCGAAATGAAGAAAAACGCAGAGCTCAGGATGTGGAGATGGAAAACCAGCGTTTGAGAGAAGCCATGGCAGAAGAAGAGAGATTGGCCCATTTGGCTCGTCATCCAGATGGGAGCGAAAGTGATATTAGCGGTGACGGTCAATATGAAACCTTGAGTGATGCTTCGGATGGTTAACGTTCCCCGCAGAAAAAAAGTCCCGGCAAACAGCTAGTTCTAAGGAAAAGGGGCCACAATTCTGGTAACATCAAAACTTTCATCCAAAGCGACCGTTTTTTTAGTAGGAGTTGCAATCGATTTAACGCTCCCATCAAACGTTTCGCCCCACGGAGGGGGTCCATCATCTCGGGCGAAACTATCTGCGACCGCAGTGTTCGAAACAGGAGGGTAGATTGTTTTTGGTAAACCAATTGAAACTGATCCTTTCCTTCTTGCTCTTATCCAGTCATCAATCAATTCTTGCGGACCCACTATCCCTACTCCTCCCTGTTGCGTATCTTTTATTTGATAAATTAAGCTCCTCCTTTCCTCGTCTATTAGGGACCTTTTGAGGCTAATATAGTTCGCAGGGTGGACAGAGAACAAAATAAAATCGTACCTTGCGGGATCAATTCGAGTAAACATCAGCTGCAAGCACTTGTCGATTGCTTCCACCTGCCGTATTATTTTGTCTTCAGGAGGCATTCCTTCCGGCAATTGCAGTATTTCCACAAATTTTTGGACGTGTCCAGCAAAACTTATTACGTCGTCCAAGCCGAACGTCAAGCAAGTGCTTCGCAACGAATCTATTATTTTATCAGTTTCAATCGCCGGCGGAGTCTGAACGCGGAGCGCCTTAAACTGGATATCGTGGAGATTCGCAAAGGCGGAAAAGGAAGTATCATAAAACAATTTAAGCGCCGGAAATTGCTCCAACCAATGAGAAAATGAGAAAGATACGTCCGTAGCGTTCGGAATGTTTGAGTAGATAAAAAGTTTTACGATGCGGTTCAGACCTTGTTCTATGGCAGTTGGTTGTTTTTCAGATTCAAGAATAATGATTGCCACCTTCTCAATTTCGTGTTCCGAATCCAGGCGAAAATCCACTCTTCCCGCGGCCAATTCTGATGCTGGTAAGGGATGTGATACGGGTTCAACTGTTGTTTTTTCGGGCAGTGTTGCTGGCTTGGGACGTTTTGAAGGTTTTGATTTCGGCTTTGGCTTTGGTGTTAAACTTTCGGACTGTGCTACAGATTCGTCTGTTGCCGTTTCGGACTGTGTTGCTAGTTTTGGCATCGGTTCTCCGTGCTGTACCACAGGTTCGACTGGTACTTTTTCGGGCCATGGAGTTGGTGCGGGTTTTTTTAATCGGGAGACTTCACTGAAAAAGTAAATTGCCGAGAATTTCGAAAAGCGTATCGTCTTTACTTCTGTGGGGTTGTCCCCGAACAAAAGATCAACAAGCTGATACTCGCCCAGACACAATTTACCCATTTCAAAAGTATGCTGTTCCAAACACGAAGATAACGTTTCCATCATATTATTGCGATGACCGTCGCCACACGCAAATATCAGCACTTCCCCAGGAACAATCGGACGCTGGAACATGTTGAATAATGTGAATATCTCCACAGTACTTAATTTGATTTGACTATGTGGCACATGCGGTCTTTCGATTTCAGTGGCCGTCCAACTGCGACGATCACGCTTGGCGCCGTAATAATTGGAATTCCTAAAAAGAACGTATAAGTCTCGAAATTTCCGCGAGTTGAGAATTTGGGGATCGAAACCTCTTTCAGGGTAACAGACGACGTTCAGCGGGCTTAATGGGTTGAGCGGATGGAACGCATGATCATAAATTTTGCGGTGCCCCTCTCGATCCTGCCAGATCGGATTGCCTTCACCAACAATGTCGGTCATCCATCTCTGAATATCAAAGAGATGTTGCGAAGGAATGGATGTTTTTAACGATTTATCCCGAAAGTCGCATCGAATTTTTTCAACTTGACAATCGACACGTACTGCGTGCTCAAATTTGGCGTTAGGTTTCTCATTCAACGCCATTAAGGAATTCACATTCGAGTTGCTGCCTCTACTCGAATAAATTGCGTTTTTTTCGGCGAACAAAACAATCTTGGAAACCTTCGGGTTTTGGGATATGTTCCGAACGATGCGAACGGCGTTTCTGGCAAATCCTGCATCAATCATTGCCGTGGTGTGTTCTTCACCAAATATTAAAAATGGTGAAATGTTGGCCAACGGTCCTATGCCCCGAACTATTGACACCGACAGATTGAGAGGTAGAAGGAACGGTCCGCCACCTTCCATCCTGCTTGTTCGAACGGTGAACGCGAGCACAACCACGGCGATCAAAATGATCAAAAAGATAGCAACTAACCCTTTTGCCGACATGTTTATACAACAAAAAACAAACACTAACCATCTAGTCGCCATGCGGCGCTGATGGCAATCCCAACTGTGTAATTAGCTCTTGTTTCATTTTTTCCCGCTCGACCAAACGATCAGAATGCCATTGTTGTATTTTTGCGTAGCGATCGCGAATATCGGTCAGCGCATCGTTCATTTCCTGGACAACTAACTGACGGCAATCTGCTTCGGTCGATTCCAAATTGTGAAACGCAGGCGGAAACAAGGTCGAAAGGATCGTTGCAAGCTGCTGTCCCTTTTGCGACAGGTGGTCAACCTCGTATTCCAATGCGGCAATACGCGCTGCGAGATCAGGACCGTTTTGTCGAAAATAGAAAATTCGGATCGGAACGAAATGTGCGACAAAGCTTTGCTCGAGCGAGTTACTGTTGTTTGAAACGGTTGCTAAGATTGTAACATTGAGTGAACCGTTTTGTAAGAGGAAAAGTTGCCAGTCAGGCAGTTGTTCCAATAACTGTGTGTGTGGTCTCCACCTAATTACATCGTTCGGTCCGCGGGCTTTCAAAAAGCGGCGAGCTTCGCATCCTTTTACGCCGGCCATGTTGATCATAATCGAATGGTTTCCAGATATTTTCCAACAGCCGATTGCTTCTCGAATTATCTCGAATTTGTGGTCGTCAGTAATGTCAGAACGTCCTTGACCTTTTCGCAATCTATCTTCTCGAATTGATTCATGTCGGGATCTCGAAAACCATCTGGAACTAACGGAGCCGACTTGTGGGTGACCGAATTCATGCATGTAAATCCACGCGTATTCGCTATCTCCGATGGTAAATAGGTGCATGGGAATCGGGCATGCCATGATCTAACGAATTGGAACTATTATTTTGGTATCAAATTTGAATCGGTCCGATGATAGTCAATCCGCGCCCGTATTTGTGACAACATGGAAATCGTACCATCATCTGGATCATACAATGCTCTTTTAAATAACGCCGACGTTCCGCTACCCACGGAGGAAGAATATGTGGAAGAGTGTCGGCGCATAGCAACCGCTCACCCATCAGTTCCCCACCTCACAGTTAGCCAGCGCAGTATTGACAACAATTATAGGAAAGACTACCAGATAATTGTATTGAACCGTTCAGTACAAACAATTCAACGACGAGCGGACATGGCCGACCGACGAGTTGCAGATGCTCAGGTAGAACGTGACGCAGTTCAGAGAGAGCTCAATGATGCTAATATTGAACTGGAACGGCTGCGCGATGCCGCAGTCGAGCATGACGAACAACTTGATGAAACGTTTCAGGCTTTTGAAGCGGTAACAGCTGAAGCAAACTCGTTGCGACGAGAGAATGTCGAGCTGCGGGCTAGTCGCGAATCTCCAGAGTAAAGGCCCGAGATCTGTTATTTTTTTTTGCGAAATTTGAATCGGGCAACTATTTTGTTAATTGAGCGAACGAGTGCCAATTTCTTCCGTATAAATGGTCCAATTTCGCACGACGCAAGATTACACCATTTACCTCATTGTAAATGGTTTCGTACCGTCAATTTGGGAATACGTTTCAACTCGTGCAAAATTAGCTGGACGACCGGGAGTGTCGAAGCTAATCTCGAAAATTAAACCGTTCATCGAAACATCGTGCATGGTTGGAGGGTGTTGCTTGCATCAGAACATATTGGTACGGACCAAGGTTCTTACCAAAACATGTAACGTCTTCGGAGAAACGTGCTTACTGCTTGTAAACAAACTACATGCCGTTGAAGGAACTGATTTTAAGATCGTAAAACGTGGCGGACCGAGGGGGGCAACAATTTTTATGACTCCAAGCATTTTTGCAGCATGTTTGATTCAATCAGCAACTAACCCTCGATTGATAAGTGAGTTCATTGTTGCCGTACTCGAAAGCATAACAACTTACAATCAGCTAACGCAGATTTTACAACACGTTCAAATCAACAGCAATACTAAAATAATTCAAGAAGAGCTGGAAAAAACGCAAATTGCCATGATCGATCAACAAAAAGAGTTGCGAACTGAACGATTGGAAGTGCATCGGCTTCGTGAAGAGCTAAGAAAGGCTCGAGAAGAAAACCAGAGCCTTCAGGATTGTCTTAATGGTCACAAAAAAGAGCCGAGCGATGCTGTTGAATATTTCCTCGCACTGTTTCAAAATTCAGACGATCCGCAAAAGTGCCACGTGGCCGCGGGGTCGGCCATAAACATACAACGCGCAGCAATTCGGTACAAACACAACGGGTTTGAAGAGCGTTATCGCGTTTCAATGCATGAAAGAGTTGTACCTAGAACGCGTTTGTACGATATTATTCCAGACAATGTCGCATGTCAGAAGAGCCAACAAACTATTAGGTTGTGTCCCGGTAAAACACCGGAAGATGTCTTGGGTTTCATGCAACGAGTTGCTGACGAGCGCACATTTACCATAGACACGTCGGCGCAGCATGTTAAAACAGAGCGATTCGTTTTGCTTCAGCATCAAACGAACCCGCTGCGGTGTCGATTTGTAGCTGGTTTACATGCAAGCGTGCGCGCAGCAGCCGCAAAAAATGGTGCAGAGTACGTAGTGGTCGGTGGAATTTTCACCCCGAACAAGATTGATACCCGAGCCCGTTTGCTTGAAACCATACCCGATGGGATCGTATCGAGAGTTTGTGGGCAAAACCTGCTGCTGTGTGCTGGTAAAACGCCAGGCGACGTGCTAGCTCATTTACGAACGGTTGCAACCGAGAGAACGGTCGAAGCAAACGCCACGTAAACTACACGGCATCCTTTTTTTTCGTTGCAAATTTGAATCGCTTAGGTGGTAATCAATCCGCACCAACAATGTCACTCCCAAACACGATAGCTGAGTATGAGCAGTGGATGGTTGCTAACTCATTAAGGCCAGTAAAAGAGCATTACGTAACAATGTGCGCTCGAATAAATGGGAACGCAGGCATTCTCCGAAACGTCATTATTTACTACTGTCTCAAACGCTTGGCTGTCCGAACACGCAACGATTTTGTTGTCGGGCAGACAGTTTTCGCAGTAACGGGTGCGTCAAACATAGTCAGCACTCCTAATTTTGGCACACAGTTTCTCAGTTCGAGCTGCGATCTTGTGGACGGTGTCCATTTCAAAAGAATTGTTCCCGGTGACGCAATCACTCACGTTCATCAGTTTGACGCAACAGGCTTCGGCAGTTCGGCTCTAGTGACAGGTCCTGAGTGGGTAACTAGACCAACATCAGTTATTCATTGCTTGATGCGGGGGAAGTCGCGTGATTTTGCAAACGTCAAGTGCTTCATCAGGGAATGTAAGATGAGGTATTCGGAACTGTTTCCACAAATTCACGTCGATCAGCCAGCAGCTCCACCTGCTCTTGAAGAGGTACCTGTCAGTGCTCGTACTGAAACGGTTGACAGAGCTCACACCGAAGCAACTGACCATGTGCAACGCGCTGAAGTCCGTATCGTGGAACAACTAACAGCCAGTTTAGAACGGGCAAACGCGCGAGAGACCGAACTCAAAAAAATGTTAGCCCGAGCTGAAGCCGAATGTAATGTGTTGAAAGACACATGCAACAGGTTGGAAGCAGAGTTGCACGACATGAAGGTTAACGCGCTCCTGGCCAGCACAGCATCTGAGTAAGCTGCTACACCATATTTTTTTACGTTTGTAAACCGTCTCGGTTGAACCGTTGTATCAACTCTGTGTACGATCGTTGCACCGCAGTAGCAAAGATGATCGTGTTACAATACGCGGTTTCACCTTCCATTGCAAGCAAATGACGAATGAACGTTCGTGGTTTAACGAGAATTTTGTAATCGTACCTGTCTCCTTTGTAAACCAGTTTTTGAACGAAACCTCGCGACTCAACAATCACACCGTCAACAAACTCGTAAACCAAACCTGGATAATCGGTCGTAACCGCAATGTAATCAGTTCCGTTAACGGCTGAACTTCCTGCAAGGTACTTGCCAATAACTCGCCACTCCTTTTCAAGCGGGATATTTTCGAACCCAAATGCTACGTAAGCCGATCTCCCAAGACAAAACGCATGTGGTGACTTTTGGTTAATGTCGAGGATTTGTATCATACGGTCAACTGTTCGGCAAACCTCAGGTGGTTCAAAAAGGGTAGCAATGGTTTGGGCGTACTTTCGCAGAGGTGGAATGATACCAACATTGAAAATATGCTCATCATACTCAACTTGTGAGGTGAAAGCGGTCATGAGGAATTGATAGATGATAGTTACGATCATTTTTTTTAATGCCGAAAAAACAATCATTGTTGGTCCGACATGCGTCTTTGCTTGCCGACTTACCAAATTTACCAATTTGCCAAAAGGAACCACCGTAAACGCAAGAGAATCTTGTAGCTCGACCATCACAATGTTGGCGAGCTACCGAGTCCCCTCCCATGCTTTGGTCCTCGTCTGACGTCTTGTCAGCCAAGGCATGGCGTGGCTTGAAGGCCAATGGCGATTAAATCATTCCCCTGAATGCGTTGGCAACGTACGTCAAATCGAGTGGAACTGGCAATGCCACACAGACGTAGAAGAATGCCCGCAGCGCCCCACGCGCCTGCTCAGTTTGAAAGGCATGATTGTCTGCGACGCAGCGAATTGTGTGTGGAGTTACGGTGAGGTACGTTTCAGGTTCGCGATCTTCGTCTTCAACGCGATTAACACACGTGTAGTGGGTGTCGGTTATTCCAATAACGCTAATGTATTCCCGTGAACGGAAGGCGGAAATGATTATTGCGTCAAACTTGTTCCTGAAAATTACCACACCTGGTGACGAGCAGACAAAAACGGTGTTGCCAAGTTCTTTGATTGTCGTCTCTTTGACAGTAACAAACGACCAAACAATTTCACCACCACTCACTGCCACAGCCGTGATGCGACACTCATCAGCATTCTCCTGCTTGAAGATAACTGTATCGTTAACGGTGTCGGCAAACATCTCTTGAATGTTCAGTAAATCATCACAAATGGTGGCATATGCGAATGTCATGGTGTTAACGACCCTAGTAATGGTAACTTGTGCTCGCAGAGACTCGTGGATAACGAAGAGACCTTGGAACGCAAAAATCTTCGGAGGAGCCCCAGTTGCGTCCACAGCAAACGCTACTCGGTGGAATGAATCGATGTGGGCGTTGTAAATTCCGCTCCTCTCATTGCCGATTGTCATGCCAGCCGTGAAGAAAGCAATATTGGGGTCAAACGCAACAACTCCCCAAACATTTGCATCATTAGGAAAGCGCACGGTGTGAGGATCATCGTATGAATCTTTGTCAGTAACCACTCTCAAATTTACCCTAGCGGCGTTAAGTTTTTTGTAACCGTGAGAATTTTGGCTGCCACTTACGTAAATCCAATTGTTGCCAGCAATGTCGTCAGCCACAATTCCACCGTCAGAGTCAAGAGTCAGAGGACCGCGCAGTTGGGATCTGATGTAAATGTGGTGCTCATTAACTCTGACCAAATCAACCGTGTCGCCAAGGAACGGTATTGTGAGCAATCTCTCGAGCGTCCCTGTGTTGTAAACGAACACAATGTCTCCGTTGCAAGCAATCGTTCTTTCTCCAGCGTGGTCAGATAAAAAGGACGCAGGATGTTGACCAAGAGGAATTTCTGTCTCAAACGAGGCGGTCATGGCTTAGTGGTAAATTTGAATTCGTTAAGATGAATTGGTTCGGAACAAAAAAAATCAAAGCTGATTTTTCGCCAATTTGCTGATCCACCAAATTCATCAATTCGTCAAAAGGACCCTCCGTAAACGTACAAGAGAATCTTGCAGCTCGACCATCACAATGTTGGCGAGCTACCGAGTCCCCTCCCAACCATTTGGTTCCCTTCTGACGTCATGTCAGCCAAATGAGGCACAGCCGGAGCTGATGGTAATGTTTTTTGCCCAACTACTCGGCGCAACCCGCACATGCCAATGCGAAGAAGCACAAGTCAGCTGGAAGTGGCAACGTCGTGCCGACGTACATGACCGCGCGGTTCATTGCACGTGCCACTGGTGGTTGGATCTTGCAACGAGCACAGGTCCATTGGTTAAGGTCCATCCCGGAAATGGTTGTTGTGATGTCTCCTCGGTTCACGAGCAAGCACCGACGATCTGACGCAGCGAGATGTTCCATGCCCTCATTTGGTGTTGGAATGGTTGTGACGAGGGCTCCAGTTAACTTTGTCCGATACTCCATCCGGACTCGGTCGACTTTGTACGCAAACATGCCTGCTCCGATGTCGCTAATCGAAGTTATGCTGTCCGTACCAATCGTCCAAACTGGGGTGGCGTCTACTGTGAATGCGGAGATACATGTTCGCGACGAGGTTTTACCAAACAAGATGACCATGTTGTCATCATTACTAACAACGATTAACCGAATCGTTGTGAAGTCAGTTGGTAAGGGAGTGCGAATGTATGTGGTTGTGCTGAGAATGGAAATCGTATCATTTCCATTCTTTGGAGATTCCGTGAAGACGAAGGCTCCGCGCATCGTGCAAATGTCCGAGCAGCAACCATTTTCATCCAAATCCACATCAACAAACGTCTGTCTGGCAGTGTCGTAAATGCCGTCCGAGACGCCACCACTGAGTCCGAAAATGCATAAGATCTGTGTGGAATCAAATGCAAAGACGTGTTGAAGGCTTTGCATGGCAGTCGCGTCGCGAGCACTGTGAGGGACAACAACAATGTAGTTGTCGAAAACGAAGCTGGTGTTTTTTGAGGATGCGCTTCTTTCAGCATGCATTCCATCGCCACAAAACTTGCAAATCCAGTCCGAATTTGGAACAGCGTTCAACTCTACACCTTCGAAGGTAAGCGTTGCAACCCTGTCAGACTGACCTTGTCTGCAAAGGTTAAGATAAATCAAGCGTTCTCCAACTCTGATCAGCCAAACGTTCCCAGCAAAAGTTGATCTGGTTGAGAGGATAAACGTCTTGGCGTCGTAAATTGAGACCGTATTACCAGCGCAGTGAACAATCCAATGGCACAAGGGGTCCACGTCAAGACTCTTGTAGCCTGATGTGACATTCAGTTTGGGAATGCTCATTGCTTGGTGGTAAATTTGAATTCGTTAAGATGAATTGCTTCGGTGTAAAAATAATCAAAGTTGGATTTTCATCAAATTCGCCAATTTGTCAAAAGGACCCTCCGTAAACGTACAAGAGAATCTTGCAGCTCGACCATCACAATGTTGGTGAGCTACCGAGTCCCCTCCCAACCATTTGGTTCCCTTCTGACGTCATGTCAGCCAAATGAGGCGCAGCCGGAGCTGATGGTAATGTTCTTTCTTCAGGCCTCAGTCCTGTGTGCCCAAATACAGCATCATTACAAACATGAGATCGTATGGAACTCGATATCTCATACATGTTTGAATAAAGGTCCTGTTGGCGGCTCGGAACCTGGGTGTCTGCCACATGCAGGTGGTAGGGGTCAAGATGCAGTACACGTTTCTAATATAAACTGTTGCGCATCCAGCAGCCATGCTAACTTCGGCAATGCGGGCACCTCCTTCATAGTAGTCGAAGTGTACGTTTGACAAAGACATGGAGCATTCGGCAATTGTTTTTCCAGTGCCTGTTTCCTTGAACGATCGGAGGCAAGTATTGCGACACTCTTCTACGCATATGAGCGGGTCGGAAGAACTGATCAAGCAACGGGATCCAAACACATCGATCTTCCAATATGTTATCTTGGTGGTCAGTCCAATCGACGAGTAGGTTCTGTTCGAATAATCGCTCCCGTCCACAATGATGCGATCGTTTTTGTGATCGAACGTAATCGAGTTGACAAAATCCCACTCCTGCATGAACACCTTGCAGTCAAAGGGAGCAGCTGTGAACAACAGGATTTCTCGTTTTTTCCCGCTCCCAGATTCGACAAGAACTACACGGCCAAGGGACAAGGCGCATGTAGCTATACAGAGCTGGCGTATTGCCAAACGTGTGCAAGAACCGTCAGACGCATACAAGTAGTACGAGAAGCGTGGGCCCAAATCTGCCGATCCGTCGTCATGAATGGATTTAGTCTCGTCATGCGGACTACGAAGCAACGCACATGAACCGTCAAACGTGTAAGCGCCGAATTTGTCGAGCGGTGCCCCAGTCGGTAAGGCGCTTGACGGAATGTTCAACGAACCGCGCTCAGTAATAATGGTTACGTCACCCGTATCGTTGTGAACTTCAGCATGCTGGCACAACGTAAGTTTTTTGAATGCTTGTTGGCGGAAACCATAACATGTAACTGTCGAACCATCAACACCAATCTTCATCATGCTGACGTCCGTGGCGTTTTCGAAGTAAAAGCAACCAACACCAGCCCTGACCAGGCGCAAAACCCCTAAGACGTTGTTTTTGAAGAACGTAATCCTGCGTGCTCTTATGTCGCGAATTTGAATGGAGCCGTCGTCCAGGAAACGCAACAAGAAACGACCGTTCAAGTCAAGAATAGCCGAAACTGTGTTGTAAAAGAGGTTGTACTGGGGCTTGATTTCGTTAACTGGAACGGCCATGGCTTAGTGGTAAATTTGAATTCGTTAAGATGAATTGCTTTAGAACAAAAAAAATCAAAGCTGATTTTTCGCCAATTTGCTGATTCACCAAATTCACCAATTTGTCAAAAGGACCCTCTGTAAACGTACAAGAGAATCTTGCAGCTCGACCATCACAATGTTGGCGAGCTACCGAGTCCCCTCCCAACCATTTGGTTCCCTTCTGACGTCATGTCAGCCAAATGAGGCGCAGCCGGAGCTGATGGTAATGTTTTTTCTTCCCGCTTACATGGGTCGGCCAGCAAATGCAAGCATAACGCAGCATAGGTCAAATGGGAGCGGCAGCGCTCTACCAGAATACATGACCGCACGGGCTGCTCCGCGTGCTGCTAACGACTGGTCTTTGTTGGTAGCGCACGTCCATTTGTGGCAAAAAGGTATGTTGGTGTAGATTGATGTGATACGTTGAGAACAAACGTTCAAGAAGTGGTATGGCGTTGCCACAATAGACTCTCGGGGCCCAAGCGGTGCTGGAATGGTCGTAACGTAAGCACCAGTTGACATTTTTCGACACACCTGCTCCCCGATGGAGGTTTTAATGGCAATCATGCCTTGACCAATTTCAGTAAACAGACTTACTTCATGTGTCATTGTCCACATTTCGAAACCGTCCAACGAGAACATGGAAAGACATGGATGGTGGTGGTTGATTCCATACACAATTATGTTGCCTTCGGGGTTAACAGTGGTTTGACGAATGGAATTAAACCCAGTCAAAAAGTCGACGCGAACGAATGCAGGTGCATGGCACGTAGAGAGTTCAAGGTTTCCATTCATTACGGTTTCCGTCAAAACAATAGTTCCAGAAACTATGCGAATGAAAGGTCGTGTGCCACGTGCAAACGGGTTCATGTCAGTAAACGTGTTGTTGGTGGCGTCGTACACACCGTTTAACCGTTCGTTTACGAGTCCGAAAATGCACAAGAAGTGAGTGGCGTCAATCAGGTAGATGCGGTGAAGGGAGTGCATTTCGACTAGACTACGAGTACCGATAGGGACAATGGTAACGCTCGTGTCTGTAACAAAGCGAAGCATTTGTGTAGTCGTGTTAATCTCGCAATGCATCCCAATACCATGAACGTAACAGCGCCACCCCACGTTTTGGTCAACGTTCTGTTTCACACCATTGTAATCAAACTCTGTAACGATGTCATGCTGGCCGTATTGGTCGTGCTTAAGAAAGATCCTCGTTAATCCAAGCCTGAATAACTTGGAAACTCCGTCGAGGGTTACTGCAGCAACGACAGCCAAAGTTCTAACGTTGTAAATGGTGAGTGATGTACCATCACAGTGAACAATATGATTGCTTGACGGGCGTGCCGTAGGGAGGTTTGAACCGTTTGCAACAATTAGTTTGTTCATGGCTTAGTGGTAAATTTGAATTCGTTAAGATGAATTGATCCAATCAAAAAAAAATCAAAGCTGGTTTTTTGCCAATTTGTCGACCCGCCAAATTTGCCAATTTGTCAAAAGGACCCTCCGTAAACGTACAAGAGAATCTTGCAGCTCGACCATCACAATGTTGGCGAGCTACCGAGTCCCCTCCCAACCATTTGGTTCCCTTCTGACGTCATGTCAGCCAAATGAGGCGCAGCCGGGGCTGATGGTATTGTTTTTTGCACACCTACTTGTGCGCACCGACGAAGTAAAGGATCACGTAAAGGAGGTCGTCTGGGATCAAACGTGTTACCATGCACGCTCGGACGAGTCCTCTAACAGCGTTTTGACGTTCTTCACTTTGCCACCAGTGGGTTCGTTCGTTCCAAACACAATGGTTATTGGCCACAATAATGTCCGTGTCAATCCCTTTTCTAACCACGGCAATTCGAATGTAGTGTTCCATTACGATCACACGAACGCCCTCTCCTCTGAGCGAGTGTTTAACGGCCACTTTACCAGTTGTAACCAACCTGAATTCTGGTCGATTAGTTGTTTCTTCTATGGCAACGACCATTTGCATTCCAGGAGCATACCTAATGTACGTGTTTGATGAGTCAACGCACCAGTTTACAACCTGAGTGTCCAGCTTAACGGAGGTAATACAATTCCTGTATTGACTCCCCGGTCTCATTAAGCCTCCCACGACGAGACTGCCGCTTGTGCTATCAAACACCATTCCGCGAACGAGCACCCATACCTGTGGCAATTCGGTAGCAACAACTTCAGTAACGGAGTAAACTGTGATACGTTGCGTCTTGCCTGGCCCGAACAAACACGCACGACCGTGGGATAAAGCACACACCTTGTACCTAACGTTATCCTGTCGGGCCAGACATTTATGGTTCCCAGCAATATCGAATATGATGTGTTTGAACACCTCAGATTTAACGAAGTATGTCGTTTTACCAGCTGGTTCCCCCAGAGAAACGTCGTTGTCCTGCTCAACTTTGACCGTGCAGGTCGTTTTGTACGACAAAACTGCTGTGGCACCTTCAAACGCGGCAACAAAAACCTCTTCAAGTGGGCATGGAAATAGTGTGGCATCAATACCAATAGTTCCGCAATCAGTAACGACGCAAACACAACCAGTGGTGTTGCGGGTAACGTGGAACTGTGGATCTTTGTTCGCAACTTCCTGAATATGCAAATTTTTATGAATGACGTGATCAGGGGGATTGCATGAGATGGATGCAATGCCTACACCGCCGAGCTTAACGAAGAACCTGTTGGAACTAGCCCTAATGAAGGAAACTTCCGCGTTAAACGGAATCGTTTTGATGGTACGGAACGTCCACGCGTCCATAAGAACCACCCTATCTTTACTCTGAGGAATCGCCGCCATTGTTTGAATTGCGCTGTCGAACAGGGCGTCGAGCAAACTGGGAATGGTAACGTGCATAATTCCGAGCGGTAACGGGGTGTCCATGGTCTAGTGGTAAATTTGAATTCGTTAAGATGAATTGCCTTAACTCTCGATTAATCAAAGTTGGGTTTTGGCAAAAAAAAGGATTTGGCGGAGTGGGTCATTCTCTATCCTCTAACGAGCTCTTCATGCTTTCCCTGGTAATGTAAAATGTCAAACATCTGATCAGACGGGATGTGAAGCGAAACGCATACGCAAACAAACCACCTCGTAGCACGTCTTACGGCAAGTGGCTGCTCGTGGAATGTTTCGATGCTCCACTTCGGGAAGATGTCAGCAAACAAGATGTCGTTTTGAGTGTTGCACATGTCAGTTGGTATGAAGAGCAGTCTGTCAGCATATGGGAGAGCGATGTGTTTGATGATGCAGCTGCACGACTCGATCGTACGAATAACGTGACCAGTATTTGAGCTGCGGAGATGAATTGCCCAATGAGCTTCGTACGACATTGTGGCGAACATGCAGCATCCAACTTCTTCAAGACCATAAATGTTCATTTCCGACAGCTCCCATTTAATTTCACCAGTTGTGGTTGAAACTGCACAAATAAACCGTGGAACGGGCTCCTCACGTACCAACGGACCCTCTCGGATCATAACTCCCGACGGAGTTGAATGGATCATGATCAAACAATCTGTTTCCTGATCGAAAATTGTGCTGTCAATTCTTTGACGAGGTGTTATTAGTTCGTTTGTGTGTCCTGTAAAAGCATCAATGACCCAAATGGCAAATGGAATGTTGCTACGTCCTGCTGCAACACAGTTAGGAAGTAGGTAAAACCGACCTCTGTTCATCGGGTAAGCTTCAAACAAGTTGGCATCAAAGCCAGCGTCACACTCACGACAAACATTTTTTGCCACGTCAAACACATTGAAAACGCCTGGCGAAACAATCGTTAACACCGCCAATCCGTCACATGATGCGTACATTTGCTCAGGGTCCAGTTCAAACTCGTCTGGAATGCATGTAGGCGTGTTGTTCGCAATCAACCAATTTGTGCGATTTTTTGAATTTAGGACAAAGTGGGTGGTGTCTGTTGCGTTTGCTGGATCAACCATCCCAGCTGGCATTGGTGCCGATCCCATTATGGAACACACACCTGCTTCGCCTGGGACAGACGTGTCGGTCCGATCATCTAGGTCAATGACAACGGAACAGTAGTAACACACTCCATATTCCATTCTGATGATACGTGGTCTGATTGATATGGTGGTTCGAAAAACCAGCTCACCACATCCCTTAACGTTGAAGAAGAGGATGTCGTACCCGCCAAAGCACACAGCTGCAATGCCGTACCCAATATCAACAGCAAGGCTCGTGACCGACCCGTCACTCGCGGCAAATTCAGAAATTGACGTGAAACGGAGTGTCATTGTGGAGCTGGTTGTGATATCAAAATCGGATTCATTTTTGTCATTTGCCTTTTTAAAACACAACCGTGAACAACAAATGGCATTAACTGAATCTTTCGAGTCACCTGAGGCGTTTGACGAGTATTTATTGGCCAGTGGCTCACTGCCAACAGTTTGGGAATACGTTTTTGCCCGAGCGCGTATGTTTGAGTCGGCCGAACTCGCTGATGCGTTGCTAACGATCCAACAATTCGTCTCGTTGCAACGTGAAGAGGAGAGATTTTGTGTTGAGCAAGCAGTTTTGACACGTTTTGGTGTGCCTCGTGACGCAACTAACATTTTTGTTTTTCTCACACAGCAAATGGGGATGGAACTTGGCTACGATTTTGCCATTCGAGACCAAACCGTTTACCTATCGGTAAGAGCGTTAACTGAATGTTTGATTAGCATACCAACGATGCGTCGGGCAACAATATTTGCAATGGAAAGCATGCACATGTACGATTTGTTAACGCAACAAATACAAACATCACGTTTTGAGTGGTCACCGGTTCGCTTTCGTGATGCACCTGGAACGCAAGCACAAAAAAGCATCGTGCTTTTCAACAAACTACAAAGTCCACGTCATTTTCGTGTTGTTGTCGGTACCGATTCACAGATAATGGGCTCGACAGCTGGTTATCAGCACCTTGGCTTCGTAGAATGCGTCAGATGGCCTATAAATGGCCTTTTAACGACCTGTGAGCGTTTGTTGGAGTGTATGCCTGATGGACTGATTGCGAGCACACGGGGACAAGATTGGTATTTATGCACCAACAAAACGTTTGACGATCTCAAAATTAGCCTGCAAGCGGCAACATTGTCGTGAACAAAAAATTGATACATATTTGGTAAGCGCAATCCGCTCCAACACAATCATGCCTCAACACATATCAACAACGACCGCTGCTAATTTGCAAACTAGTGAAGAATATGTTGCGTCCCAGTTGGCGAGTTGTAACACCAATCTACACTGTGCGGTCAACTACCTGAGCAATTTAATTATTGCAAGTCAAAACGGTTATGCGTTGCCAACCCCACCACCAACCATCCATTTCCCAAACTCTGATGGGTTTTCGGCAACGGATCAGATCTTGGCAGTATGCACGTTCGTTAGAAGAAAGCGTCTCGATCAAGTGAGGTGGTCTAAAACGTTAGAAGAATTGGTAAGTGAAAGAATTAATGGATAAACGCAACCATGATGTAAGTGTCGATGAGATACGTACAACGCTGTTGCCATACTTTTTTTGTACCATACAAAAAATTGAAACCAAAGTAATCAAGTTAATTTTACAACGAAATGACAACTAGCCGCCAACTCAGACATAATCGGGGTAAGCAAGACGAAGCAACATCATTTGCTTCACTCATTGATCGCAAACGCCAGACACTTGTGGCAGAGCGCAAGTTCATATCCCGATCGTACCAACAGTTGCACCAAATAGCCAACAGCCTAACAACAAGCGATCGACGGAAACAAAAGCAAACACTTTACACGCTCGGTTTGATCAAAAAAGCACGCAAACATATATCCGAAACAGTAACCGATTTGATTTACGTCCCAACTCCGTCGTTTATTTCAGTTGAAGACATGAATAGTCGACGGTTATCCAAATTACTGCGCTTGACCAAACAACAACTCGAAAAACTTAGCGCTGAACGTCGAGCGTTGCTCAGTAATCGAGCCCGGTTTCAAACAAAACGTGCCGGAGCCATTGGTACGTTGCTCGGATCGGGCATAGGAGCCGCCATAGCGGTGCTTATGGGTATGCCAGTGCTCCCAGGGGCTATAATAGGGGCTTTAATGGGTGTTTTAGTGGGGGTTGCCAGTGAAGGCAATTGGTGCCAAAAGTGAAACTGCGACCCCCTAACTATTTTTTTGTTGCAACATGTCTGTTGGAGCGCAAACATGCTGTTAACATGTTGTTAACATGCTGTTAACATGCTTTTCAAAAAATTGAACTGTCTTTGTGATCAGCAATTCGTTTCCAAATGACTTTCACACTAATCTTTGAGACTGGGAAGTCGTTTGTTGTCAGCAGGGAAACCATTGACATGTCGCCTACGTTGAAAATGTTTGCTGACCATGCTACTACGTCGGAAATTACGATTCGAAGGGATCACCGACCGTTTAAAGAGGCTATTTTGCCTCACCTGCTGGGTTATAGCCTGACAGAGCGTGAAACGTACGTTTTAGGGGGTCAAAACGAAGTAAACTACTACGGTATTGATTGGCCGTACTACTTTGACAAACACAACAAAGTGCTTGACGCTCCGGAACTCATTCGAATGCATCTTGTTGGATGGTTGAAAAACTACAAGAACTACGTTCACGTACACAACACGTTTGTTTGGAACGATATGCAGGTAACTCTTGACATCCCGAGTAATGCAAGACTGGTTCGAGGACGGTTTTACCGTTTTGATCTGGTTCGGGACAGCGAACCAACATGGTGGTTACCTATTGAGCAATCATATGAACAACCGTTACGCAAGCGGGTTGAACACTTCATGGGCATTGATAGTGTTTTATACGCCGACAATCAACTGCCAGGCAGCGTTACGATAGAAGAGCTTGTTGAGATTGATGCAGCAACACGTCTCGAAGTGGCCAGGCGTCGTTAGTTGCCTCAATTGTTATATTTTTTTCCAAAACACAAATTTGACAAGGTTGTAGTTCAAATAATTCCCGCTCATTCTTATCAACAATGACAGACCTCTCACAAGCAACGACAATGCTCGAGCAAGCCCGACTCGACTTTGTCCATCTCAAAAGGCTCAGTGTTCGCTATGCCGACATGTGTGGACGCGCTCTGCGTTCACATGAACAGTCCAAGGGCCTACCACTCGAACAGCACGTCGATTTCAGTCGCATAATGCGTGAGACAGAAAACATCCGACGTGAAATTCCGCTACCAAGATTCTACGACATCAAGCGTAGCGAAATCGACTTCAGTGGAATGGCAACAGACGTTTGGTGGAACATCCGCCGTCTGGAAAGAACCCTGGACAATGAATGGTTTACATGGTGTTAAACCGAATCGGGCTCTTTTTTTTGAGTGGAGTGTTTTGAAAATGTTCGGGTGATGAACCGGCAAACATGTGTCGGCACAAGCGCAAACATGTTTGTAACCATCTGGTGGCGGGTAAACGAAGTTACCCCTCGAGAAAACGGAGAAAATGGTCGTGTCTTTTCACAACGCGTTTGTTGAATCAAAAAATATCAAGCTACACAGCTAGCAACGTTCCACAAAACTCATTGCAGTTAACACAAGGTCTGTGCACAGCGATATTTGTGATGCGGAGTGGAAAAATGCTCGAGTTGAGCTCCGCAGCCCCTGGCAGTCCAGATGGTGCGCATCTATGGACCATCTGGTCGACATGTTGTACGCGCAAATCTGATCGTCGACATAGGCAATCAACATCTCACTGCCCATGGGCATGTGCAGCTCACGCACCCCAGCCGTTGCAAATGAGTACAATGGATTGCCAGTTACCATACTGCAGATCGTTGATGGGCCTCCCCACAATCTACCGATCACGTAATACTGCGTGTTCAGCATGTAAACCAACATCAGGTTCTCGATGGTTGGGCTGATCTGCCATACAGTTTCCAAGTTGTCGGCTCGAAACAACTCAATATTTCTTGTCAAACTTTGATGAGCTGGGTCACGTTGAACAATAAATATGCAGTCGGTTTGTGGTTCGAATGTGACGTTGGTAATATCTTCGCACCATTTAAACCGACCACCGTCGGCATCAGTGACCCAAATCTTTTGGTCGTTCCAAGAACACACTCGATCCAATCCAAGTGGACAGACGTGGTTTACTGTTTCTCCTGGCAACCAAGCAGTCCAACCTGAAGCACCATGGATCATTGCATCACCATGTGGTGGTACCGAAATGAGTGTCCGTCCGCCAAACACAAGCACCAAACCACTTCGAGCACAACTGTTTATGGTTGCCAATGGTTCTGTTTTGATGAAGTCGAATATCTGGTATCTGCCGATGTCAGTGGTGTGGCCTACCACAAAAGTGCCCACGTTCGAGAAGCAGACAAATTTCCCTTTGACATCGGAAATGGTGTTGTCCTTCAAAGAGTAACGTGCAACACACAGAATTTCATCCTGTCGGCGACCGTGGACAAAGACACCCCCAAATAATGAACGGTTACCATCTATTGTCAGTCGTGACAAATCTGTTTTTGCAATGAGCGTTCCCGTAGATGAATCGACGAAGCACGCAGTTTTGCCAACAGTGCACAATAACGTTTTTTTCAATGGATCACTATCCATGCAGTCACATTTCATCTCAGTGCGCCACAGTAGCGGAAATGATGTTGAGATGTCCATGTTGAAGCTGGTTAACGGTAATTAAGCCCAATCAATTTTATAATCGATGCAAAAAACATGCTTGTCCGCTTATCGGTTCCAAAATACCATCACCATGCTAGCCAAATCATTACACAGCGACATTCTCGTTGCAAACCAGAAGAACGCGCGTATTGCAACACGATCTTTTTGCTTGTGCGCGTGATGGTTCCCAACTGACCAGCTATCAGTTACTTCGAGCAGGTAAACTGAGTTGTAATCCGTGACGATCATTTGATTGCTAACTGACGTGCTGATGAACCTGTAATCAAAGTTTGAACTGAATGTGTACACCAATGCGCCAGTTTTGATGCTGAACAATCCACCTGTGTTATTGGGAAACTCACGACCGTCGGGACCGCTGGCAATCTGATCAACGCAAAAACAGCCTATGCTTTGAATTAACGTAGCATTAGTGCCGCAAACTGCGCTTATGTCCGAAGTCCACATCACGTTACTGTCGGATATGCGAACTGATCTGACGGTACCAAAAATCGACGCATCGTTAACTTGACCAAAGACAAGCAAACATTCGGATTGTGGATCGTACACAACGGATCTAATCCAGTTGGGCGATGTGAATATGACGTGACTGTCGTTAGCAATCCATATCACGTATTTGCTCCAGACACATAACCGATCGTCCTTGAGGAAAACCATACAACCACCAGCTATGCAACCTCGGGGCAAACAGAGAATGCGTTCGGATGATTCCAGGTCATGGATAACCGTGTAGTTCGTACCCTCTGTGTACGCAAGGTAGGTACCGTATTGTGATATGCAAAAATCGTCATGCCGTTGAAGAAACACATTTATTGTTCCTGGTTCTTCGTCAAGAGCGTACTTTTGGTACCCCTCTTCGTTACGCACGATTCCAACACCGCTTTCTGAGCAGCAAACAAGTTCACCATTGATTAGTTCCATCATGCAATCTTTTGGCGAACAACAACCGAAACGATACGCATTACCTCGATGACCTCCGAAAACAAGAAAGTCGTCGTGAAACACAAGACAGTCGACGGACCCAATTTCCTCCACGTCCATGCGATACGTCCATATCCCAGTTTCTTGGTCGTAAAACACTAGACGACCAGATTCCTGCTCATACACAGCAACCAAGCTTCCACGGGTGTCATATGCTGCTCGGGGAATACCAATAACATCATGTTTCCACAACACCAGCGATGAAGTAAGCAGATCCATAGCGATTGCCTTTGGTGATTTGGTTTCAATTTTGTAATCATATTGTTGTTCGAAAAATTTGACCCTGAGATTACTAGAACAATTCGCATCATTACAACAAACATGACAACTGGGCAGCGAATCCACCACCAAACGTCTCAAAAAAAATGGGAAAAAACGCCGGAGCAACTGGAAGCAGATCGTGAGCAACGAGAAGCGGAGAAGAAAATACAAGCGGAAGGCCTGTGTACCATCCTGTAGATGGGAGCGAAACTGTTCCAGTGAGCTATCGGTGAGAGGGCACAACCATTCTCATTTTTAATCTCGGGGTCACACTTTTTTTCCGCACTTACTTTTTTTGAAAAACGTTAGAGAGAGCAAAAAAGATTGACCAAGCACTTAGGCGTTTATGATTACCAAGCGTTTGCCGTGATCAATCAGCAGAGCAAAGTTGTCTTCCTCCTCTCGGAAAATCCGCCTGCGATCGTCCATTTCACGATTACATGATGCCCGCGTTTTAACAACCCATGGACAAGCTTCCATTTCATTGACATGGGTACGTGCTCGACGTTTTTTTCTACGCTCGTGTGATTTAATGTTCCTGAGCCTGACAAACTCGCGTTTTTCAGTAGCCACCTCAGGCTCGCTCGTCGGACTAGTTACCACAATCACGGGTATGTCTGGTTTTAACGGTGCAGACATTGTCTCGTCGACAAACTTTTGTGGCACAGATAATGCTTTGGTAACAACTCGTGGTATGTCGATCTGTGGCTTTCTGGTAACACATTGTAACTTTCTGGTAACACATTGTGGTGCAACAGCGGCACATTGCGGCTTCCTGACAACAGGCATGTTAGTTTCAAACCCAAAGCATTCGGTTGTAAACTGGCATTTGTTTTGAACCAGAGAACTCTTAACCCACTCAATTTGTATGAACACCGCAAGTTTGCTTGGATTGTGCATTTGATGCAATTTCACGTTCTGATATGCACCACAGCCAGTTTCAACTATCTCAGCAAGCTTGTAAGGGCATTTCCAATGCGTTTCAATTACACGCTCCACAAGCTCGGATGTAATCTGGTTGTTGTTCATCGATCGACAAATGGAGTCAGTTAGCAAATACAACAACGTATGGTTTCTTTCACATTGGTTCGGAACACCAATTGCGTACGTTACAACTGCACTTGACAGGTAACGGCGAAACACGTGGGAATCTGTGATGATTGCCATTGTGGAGTGGGTTAATCTTTATCGGGCAGTGATCAAATATTTGTTACGGCGAAGTTTGCAACAACTGGTTCTGTCCAGGGTTCGGTATCGTTTGTTTCTAGCCATTCGTCACCAGTTACAATCCAAGGCTCATTGTCAACGGGTTGACCAACATTAAATCCAGCCAGTTCCACACCATATCCATCGTCGGTCAGCGTTACGGCAACGGTTTGGTCAAAAATACAACTCGGTTCTCCGTAAAACGTGGGGACCAGTCTGGCGCGACAAATCGGACACACTCGTATGTTTCCAATGCCGACACACAAGCAACAGATCGATTCCGTATGAGTTGCCATGTGACCTACCGCGTCTTCGTAAGGGTCATTCGATTCCTCGAAGCAAACCATGCATTCAAACATTCTTATGACGGAACGGTAATAATCGGAATTAACCACGCGAACCTTTGACTAGACTGTCGTAATCATCAAAATAGCTCCACTAGCCTATCACTAGGATTACGACACGGAGCCCTTTCATTAAACTCCTTTTTGGCATTAAAAAAAATTGATCTGACCAGTTTCGAATCAACCACTTCCAAGCAAACCAAAAAAATGAGAGTTACAAACTACCTGGAATTTGAGGGTTCGCTTGGTAATGGATGGGTGAGCTATCCATCGATGTATCCACGCAGGTACCGTCTTCATTGTCGGTACGAAGCAACTGCAAAGGAGCAAGTTAGAGCTGCTGTTGAATGTTTAGAAAAAGAATTCGACGACTTTGAACATGGCGACAGGCTAATCGAAGTTGACGCGAGCTGGCAAGCATACAATTTCAACGTCATCGAAATTCGCGCTGAGCTCCTCGAGGAGGCGTTCGAAAAAGTTTACGTGATTGCCAAAAGTTCTGAAACCATTGAGCAACTGAAACTGCTGAAGGAACAAATGGAAGATGCAGCAGGTGTGGATTACGACTAGGGAAAATACCCACACACATGCTCCATTTTTTTTGGCAAAAAATATGGTGTTGGGGTTCTTACAGGCGTTCTATGAACTCCATCACGACACCAGCAGTGTCATCACAAATGCTCCCCTGTGTTACAAATCGGAAGAATGCTCGAATGGCGTAGCGTACCGTTTGACTGAAGCGATGGTGTGTTCCAATCGTCCATCTGGAAGGCAAAGAGTACATTCCGAAACCATGCATACTCTCTGAGACAAGTAGATAGTTCGTGTTGGGAATACACCATGGTAAGTACTCAAGCTGTGATTCAAAAGCATACTCCGTTTCCCCAGTATCCACTCGGCAAACCAATCGTGTTCCACTGAGGCTAGTTGTGACAAAGCGTTCCGAGTCCTGATGAATACGCATCAGAAGAACGTTATTATCTCGTCTGTTGCGAGTCCACACACTTGCACCATCTGCAACGCTGATCAGTTCGACACCGAAATTGTCAATCGGGCATACGTTTGTAGAATAGCACACCATCAAACAATTCATTTGCGGCATGTAATCAACTGTGAACGTACCTTTACGTGACAACGATTGACCGCCAGTCCACCAGATTGCGGCTTTGTTCCAAGCGCAAACTTGATCGTATCCAAAACAATACGCGTTTGCTGCCTGATCCAGTATGGCCCAGTTGACCCATTCACCTTCATCAACATCAAAGATTCGTGCCACACTGTTTTTGATTGTGACAATCTTTCGGCCATCAAGTGAAATCTGGCTACATGCGTGAACGTTGCCAATTGCCAATGGCGCCACAAGATCAGGACCGCAGAACAGATGCGTAGAATCGCCGCTCCGCCAGTCTGTTTTGACAATGTAGAATCCTGTTCCCGAGTCGCAAACAAACAAGCCCTCGATGTAAGTAATTTCTTTCCCAGGTGTGTACGTTCCAATGAGGTCAATGTTGTCTGGTCGTAAACAGTCAAAAGTAAAGATCCCGTTGTACATTGTAGTGCCACAACCAAGTTCAAACGGCACGTCGACGCTTGACATGAGATCGCACGTGGCTGGAGCATAGAACCGGATTGTTTTGTCGTGAGTGCATGCAATCGTCCCAGTAACTGGATCGATACAGACAACCGAATGAACGGCAGGTTCACACCAAGTTTCGAAAGGCAGCTCCATCGTGAATTACTAGTAGTGAATGGGTATCAATTTTTTTCAATCGAAAAAAATGAATTACGAGATACATTATCAATTCGCTCCACCATGGCTCGCTATCAAACTACGGACGCAGGCAGCGCTCACCAGTCTTCAACGAACGAGGGCCAGCTATGTATTGTTTGCCTGAGACCTGAAACGTTTCAATCGATTGTCGATGCCTTTACTCCAGAGTTAATGCCAGAAATAAACTACCATTCTGACACGATCGTTCAATGTCAATACATTCGGGATCATTTGCAAGAGCTACTCGACGGTCTCGTTGCTAACGGTTATATTGTAATCGTCTAGAGCCTGGTCAAGCAAACCGTTTTTTTGCAGATCACCGTCAATTATTTTTCTCTCCATGTTTCTGAGTATGCCTGTCGTTGATATGACCAGAATACACAACGAAACAAGAAGAAACGACACGATGATTTCCACGATCAAAAATATGGCAATGTATTGTTGCGTTACATTAATCGCGATGAGAACTTGTTGTAGCTCACTTGGATCTGTTAACGTGCAGTGGACGTCCGTTGGGGCTACTTCAACAAAGCACAATGCGAGGATGATAAACTGTAACATGCTCATTTATCATTGTTACACATGTCTACAGAACAGCAAAAAAATTGCAACATGCATCTACTCAACGAGCAGCCGATCTATTCAACGAGTGGAGCAGCGTCGTAAATTGAAATAACTTCGAAAGTTAGCTGACCACGATTCCGAAGCATTGCCAACATCAAATGTGGTTTGCCTTCCAACTGTTCTTGCCATGTGGTCATTGGTAGATCATCACCGCACCCATTTTCGTAACCAACAACGTCGCTCAGAAACGTTTCAGTTGTACATTCATTGCCCATGCGTGCTCCGTCGTGTTCTGAAGTGAAGCGTACGGTCAGTTCGCCAAACTCACACCAACCTCGTTTTGCGCTTATTGCTTTGTACGCAATGCGGCTGCTTGGGTAAACAAATGCTGGAATGCGTTGGAAGTTAACGGGGCGAACGTCCAGAGTTGAATCAAAAACAATCCATGCGGCAAACTGATCGCCGGTTCGGAAAAACTCATACCGCAATCCGTTGAGCCATTTGCTTGGTCTGGCGAGTATCTGTTGTGTAACTGGGGTTGTCATGTGATCGGACGGGGCTGATGACATAGAAACGGATTGTATCTTGATCCCGTGATTCATTTTTTCTACGTTAAACAACTCACTATTCGCATAATATCTTCTAGTTTCATTCTCGTCGTTTTGTTCGTTCTGATCGTCACCGTGGCGTGTCTACCGAAGGAGCAAATATTCGATCGTTAGAACGGATTGAAAAAGCGTTCCAACTCGATTTCATAAAAACCAACCATAACAAAGTATGCATCATCGTTAGTCGACCAATGTCAATCTTAGATTTGGACCAGATACTCAACATACAACATGCGATCGTGCACCTGAACATCATGGATTCTCGTGACAATGAGGTGGTATTACCTTCTTTGAAACGAATTGCAGGTGTGATAGCCACCTCCTACGAGCGGGTTCCGAAAGCTCCACCCAGAGCCAACAAAGCAAGCACCATTGATAATTTCTCGCACGCTACTAGCGCACCTCCGTGGGAAATGGGTTTTGAGTATTCAACCAATTACGGAAACGTAACCGAAGAAGAAAACGAACGGGATGACTCGATGGATGATGAAACCAAAGCGAAAATCGTGCAGCAGAATCTTCTGGAGTTTGACAACCCTCCACCGATTCCAGACCTTCCAATGTCGTAAAAGAGAGTTAAAACCCCGAGGCATCTTTTTTGACCGCCAAGAAAAATTGATCCATTCGTTATTGAATCAATTCCCCTTGACCGAATCTTATCAATCAGTCAAAATGAATCACGTAGGTGTGGAGCTCGTGAGTGCGTCTGGCAATGGAATGTTGATATACAAAGCTTTCACAGAACGCAAATTCTACCTTTCATATCGACCCGAACGAACTGTGGAAAAGCAAGCCACCGCTGCCATCAAGGATTTCATAACCGATTTCAAATCCAATCCCGACGACTGTGCGAGTGATGAACGGCTGTATGAAGTTGATCGTAGCTGGGTTGGTCTTTGGCGTGAATGTTCCATTGTTGAGGTCTACGTTAGACTTCTGGAAGTGAGAATCGGAAAAGTTTTTGTGATCGCAAAGAATCACGAAGACATTGCTCGGTTAAAGCTGTTGAAAGACGAGAAAGAAGTCAAAGACTTGGTTGCTGCCGAGGAGGCCGCCCGTCACACAGTTGCCTTGAAAGGTTGGAACACTCTTTGCCCAGTGTATTCTGATATCGGTGCTTTGAACGAAACTGTACTGGCATGTCCAAGGTTTGAAATTATGACAATCGCTGCTCGGAGCCAACAACCAGTGTTAGCCATGATTCTGCAAGCGTACCAGTTGTTGAAATCAGAGCTCAAAGCCGTGCGCAATGAATCAAACCTCGAAACGATGAAATTTATGTACGAACTCCACCAGTCTAAGTTTCACGAATGTTTGCGATCAATGGAACGTGATCAAGTTTTGTTTGGTAACCTGAACGCCGAAATGCAAAGGGAGCTCGCAGTGTTTGGTAATAACGCTCCTGGGCGAACGGACGCTGTCGAACAGTTCCGTCAAATGAATCGCGGGTTTGAAACGCGCACCGCCGAACTCAAAAAGGTTGCAAAAGAGTATTTACCTGCAAAAGCCCGGGTCGAATTTTTAGAAATTGCGGCCCGAACTTGGCAAAGCGCTCAGGGAACCGATCGTGAGCTCGAATCTCTCTTCGAACGCAGTTGCAATGTGGAAGGTGTGCCTAACGCCAAACGTTTCAAAGTTGAAGATCTAACTGATCATGAACAAATGTGTGTAACGGATGAGTCATAAAACGCCTCCCATTTATTTTTTTTGTTTGTATTATGGCGACACGAGAATTCATATACCTGACAAATGCCGCGCCCGAGTGGGGCGGTGAAACTGATTCCACTGGAACATACAAGGTGGGTAAAACCGACGACCTCTCCGAACTGATGGAAATGCGCCCGTTTAAATCACGACTGGTTCGTTACCGTGAAGTGTCAGACGGTGAGGCAGCAGAAAATTGTATCATTCATTACTTTACCGAAACGTTCGGTGACCCGGTTCGAGGCAAAGATCACTTCTTCGGGAACGTAAACGAGATGCGACAGGTTCTCGACAAAGTTTACATGTTTTATCACGCACCGGAAAACGGAATCGTCAATATTGCATTCCGAAAAAAACGAGACGCCGAGTTACATCGCTGGGAACCTCCTCCAAAACCGTCGGCGAATCAGTCCCGGTTGAAATCTCCAAAATCGCGTCGCAGACAATCGGAATAGTAATGTACCACAAAAAATCGGCGACGCGGTGCAAAAAATTGGCGGATTCGCTCACTGTCCGTTTCCACGCACTTCAACGGTTTCGATAGCGAATCTGTTGTCATCCATTTTTGCCGTGAAATCCAACCAAACACATCCAACGCAGCTACTGTGATGAGCCGAAACGAGTGGAAACGTGTAACGGTTCATGGTCCCATCGACGAGGTCAACAAGCTCAGTTTTTTTGATCGTGAAATCGCTCCAGTGCGATGACACTCTGTTGCCACAATAACCCGCGACGCTTGCTTGGAAAGATTCCAGATGACCTTCGAAGGAAATTACTTCATTTGGTTGACACGTTAAATCTACGCTATCCGTTACGACGCGGATTAACTGGTTCGAATTGTTGGTTAGGGTGAACAATTGCATGTTGGCTGGCAGGATTGACTATTCTGATTCGGAATCAAATTTTTTGCTGCAAACCTTTCGGCATGTTGACATGCCACGTCAGCACGTGCGCGAACCCTTTACCAACCTATCACCAGGATTGTGTGACACGTGCCGATCATATTTGATAGGCCAAAAAAATTGATTTGTCCATCGGCAGATCAATTCCGCCCAGTCAAAATGTCACGATCTTCCAACCACATACCATTCGAAAGCACTCTTGGCAAAGGTTCGTTGGAGTGTGTTGCCGAGTATCCTCACCATTATCATCTCATGAGGCGATGTGAAAAATCCGCAGGAGATCAGACCGAAGCTGCCATTGCAGACTTTGTGGAAAAATTCGCTGACCACATGGAAAGTGAGCGTTTGTACGAAGTTGATAGTAGTTGGTATGGTAAACACGTTATTACCGTTCGTGCTAAGGGTTTGGGAGCAAGCTGGGAAAAGTTCTTCGTTCCAGCGGAAACCCCTGAGAACTTTGAACGAATGCAAGCAGACAAAGCGACAATGGATGTTAATGTTATGAACTTGGTCGAGAGCAACGAACGTGAAGCGCTCGTCGAAGAACACGCATTTGACACCGTTCAACTATGGAGCAAAATAAACTCCATCCTTGGGGACGCATTAGTTCGCGAGGTCGGAAACAATCTCAAGCATAGCTGCGCTCTTGACAACGGTCCGTCTGCCAAGCGTTCCAAATCGTAAACGTTTGATGTTTGTTTTTTTTGTCGGTGGTGTTGATTATAATGACTTCTTCAACCGAACTCGCACTTGTTTTTGCCATAATTGTGGTTGCTTGCCTTTTGATTTATCTATTGTTCATTCGAGACAATCATGCAGATTTCTCAGCCCTACCGAGCGTATCTGCTCCTCATTACAAATTTAGGTACGTCGACCCGCGAATGCCCGAAACAGTATCTTCGAACTGGTACCTGGATTCGGTGGGGGAAAACCGATTCAGGCTTATTTCGGAATCCCTGTGCAACACAATCATTAAAAATTCACCAACTCGTGCTGGATGGTTTCCAGCAGCACCAGCAAGCAGTTGGCCGCGAATAAGTGCTGTTACAACACCCACGGTAGGTTCCCAACTGGGCACATTTGGCTCTTCTATTTTGATGGAAATTTGTGTTCAAGCACCAGTTGGTAAAGCCAGTTCGGGTTTAATAAAGATTGTAGAACCAGGTTACGTGGCAAGTGGAAACAATGTCAACAGTCCAGTTCACGTTTCACGACCAGTTATTGCTGCAGACGGCATGAACAACGTGCAAATAATGTTTGACAGGAGTTTCTTCTCGGTGAACAACATCATGAAACAATCCAACGTGATTCTGGTTGCCCAACAGTTCGATTCACATCCGGTGGCTCATTTTGAGGTCACGCTGATTGGCGGAACGCCTGGATAACACGTTAATTTACTGCTCGCGTGCACAACCCGTTTGCTCGTGCGCGAACTGACCACTAGACGGTTGTAAACAACAAAATGAGTTCACCAACATACCACCAGAATTTTGCGCCACCTGCTGGGTGTTTTTTGTACCAAACAACCACACCATTTACATAATGTCTCCCGGTTCCATTCTAGTCATTTTGTTCGTCCTGATTATTGTGGTGGCGCTCTTTTTCGTCCAGCCAACACAATCTGGTGGCGGACCGTTTACAATTTCGAACGAGTTGATATTAATTGTCCTCCAATCAAAAAGTGAGAAAAAACTTGTCCCAAACTTTATTTGCATTGGTGAGAAACACGTATCGGTCAATATTCACGTTGGAATGACAAGATCAGGTGCGAATTTCGTACGATTACTTTCACACAACCCGCAGGTTCACCATATTGTTCTTTACAACGAAGCTAAAAATGGTGCGACGTACAGAAGTGACTCCAACATGGAAGTGTTAGCGTCAATAAACACTTCCACGGGGCCAGCCATCGAAAGACGCGTTACGTACTACCCCAAAAACAGTGCGGTTGTTACCAACGTTGACGTTGACATTCGGCAGTACAATCTACCCATGACTTCCATTTTCACTCGATCGCATGCGATCGCAGCAGATTGGATCGATCATGCTGCATCATTCCCAGGTGCCAAATGGAACGACCCAGATGTCTTTTGCCGATTGTTTGACTACATGTACAATCCGACCAACAGGTTAAGTCCGTTACATGACCTGGACAACACACTGCTTACCTCAGTAGAGTTCCGCCTCATCTATGCGCGGATTCGAGCGTATCTCTACCGTGAAATCGAAACGATGAAATTGCGTGAAGAATACAAAAACTTTTCCCCCCGACTCTTCATGGAAATGTCTGGGCTCGAATTGCTCACATTGTGCAATCTTTTGACTAGGCCACGTGAAGTGGGCACGATCCCAATTTTTGTAGCAGGAGCAGCACACACCAGATTGTTAACACGTGCGTTGGAGCCCTACATGGAATCGACCACGTTTACCTACCGCGATATTTGCCCCGGTGAACGATATTTTGTCGATGCCGTTCTCAAAGATGCCCCCTTGCCCGCTGAAGACCCGACCAAAATCATTTCTTTCAACATTTACAAACTCAAAAACGACTCCGTCGTGATAGAAATCATTCCGAGAACGTTTCAGGATCCTGCAGTGGGACACTATGTGGAGACACTTCGGAAAGCTCTTGGAGCATCCATCTATTCGAGTGTTCCGTTAGCAGGATTTACATCACCGTTTCAAAGCTTTGGTACCTGGCTCGTAGATGAGAGTGCCAACATCACGACAGTGAATGAAGGCCCGTTCGAAATCTACCAGCCATATTTTGACACGGGAACGGACGCAGGTTTAGCGATGAAGGTAAGAATCGCATTTAAATCAGAAGTAATGGAGAAGCTAATACCTGCCGCGGAAGCGTTTCTCCACAAGAAGCACCTCCTCTCTTCCTGGCATTCGATTATGGAAGACGATAAAAAACGTGGTGTTCGGGATAGAGGAATGTTTGTCCGATCGTTGGAGTGGCTCGAAACGGAGTTTCAACTCGATTTCATAGAAAAATGTGGAACGCAGTTTTGTGTTATTGTTAACAGAATGATGTCAATCCCAGACATGAGCCGTGAAATGTACGAACTTGAAGCAAAAGAACTAATGCGCCTAATAGATTCACGTGATGGCGATTTCGATTTACCATCTGCGAACCAAATCCAAGCCCTAGTTGCATCAGAAGGTGTCCACGTGCCGCACGTAAAAACCACAGACGGGGCTTTTGTCGAAAACACTATTGGCAATTTCACTTTGGATCATATGCCTCCCCCGTGGAGCGTGGATTTCACTTACCGACCAGAATTCGATGGGGAAATCACAAAAGACACTGTTACACCAGTGACCGACGAAGCCGTCAGAGCAAAAATTGAACAGAACTATCTTTTGGTTTTCGACAACCCACCGCCGATACCAGACTTGCAGCATCCACCCCAGCCAGCACGCGAACTCGCCGCTGTCGAGTTGTAGACATTAAAATGGGTTCACCGACGCATCATCAGGATTTTACGGCGTTCAACAAAATTGATCTCCATTAGTTACTATCAACCCGCATTATGACTGACATTATTACTCTCGTTTTTGCGTCAGGCAAGCAGTACGAAGTTGCCAGAGAGTATCTCGAAGCGTCAACCACATTGAAAATGATCGTTGAACGATCGGAATCCAAACGCATTGTGATCCCAAGAATGCATCAACCGTTCAAGGAAGCGGTGCTGCCACACCTACTTGGTTACAGTTTGGCAAAAAGAAACGTAAATGTGTGGGGTGGTCAAGACGAAATTGACTGGTACGGTCTTGACCGATGGCCATACTTCTTCGACGAGGACGATAATGTGTTGCCAGTCCCAAAACTTGTTGTCATTGCACTGGAAGCCTGCGAATTGAAACCAGACATTGTATGGGATGACATGCAGGCAGTGAAAACGGAAGCTGTTGCTTTGGGTCATGACACGTTTTATCGATTTGAGGTCCGAAGCAATGCTGGAGGCAGGGAGGTGGCCATTCCCGATTTCTCGTTCGACGAACCACTGTATGATCGCATGAATCGAATGTGGGCCGACAGTGCGAACTACTTTCTGGATCGAAATCCAATTTTGCGCGAACTCTTGGAGGTTGACGCAAGAACACGCCAGAAGGTTGCTGAGATGCGTGCTGGTTTGCCGTAAGAAATTTGGTTCGGATTTCTGGCTATCAATTGTTACCTCCACAAAAATGCCAAAAAAATCCAAATCACACGCGTCAGCACCCAAGGGAATCAAAACCCGGGCGGCTCGTGCTGCCAAGATATGCGCTTCATTGTCATTCAAAACTGGAGGCCCCGTTGGGAGCAAGATGATGACATCATTGAAAAAATAGTGCATAGCACGCTGACGATCTTTTTTTTGCGGGAAATGTGTATTGTGGTCGGTGCGCGAACCGGTCACTAGACAGTTGTAAACGTCAAAAAAGCTCCACTAGCATATCATCAGGATTTCGCGGTACGTTAATGGGGGTTGTGAGCATTAAAATGCGCCCAGTACATGCACATTGCAAACGTACCTCGCGTGTAGCAAATTGGCGCGCGCGATGTTTTTTTTGTAACCACGTTGCCTGTGGTACAAAAAAACAAACCAGCAGGCACGGACATCAACTAACATGCCCATTCCCAGACCTTCCCGTAATCGAGACGGGATCTGCAAAACGTGGCGTGCCATTTCCAGTAATCCATGACGACTCCAATGAGATCGTTTGGCAACCATCGCCACGTCGCTCTGAAAAACGTTCGCACATTTGCTCGCAGCACTGGGTCGCTCTGTTGGTACATGTCGATCGTCCATCGAACTGATACGTCAATGGCGACGAAACCAGATTGAAAAGCAACACACAATACGTTGTTGTCAGTTCTAATTATTTTGCAAATGTCAAACGTGTAATATTTCGATGATTTGAGAAGGGTACCGTTTGCCATGCTCCGAACTTCGATGCATCTGCAACGGGGCGATTTCGAACTGGCCGCGAAGCTATCTTTGTCAGCAGCGATTGAAAAGTGCTTGCTGCCGCCGTTCGTTTGAACCGTCCAAACGAATCGGAGAGTTGGAATGTGCACAAGCGATAGGTATGCTCGACTGCGTCCTCTGACGTAACCGACGAGTAAATGATTGCTGGACACGTAACAGACGTGCGGCATTGTGTCGACGTCGCAAAGCACCTTATTGCTAGTGTTTGGTCCGATGTAAACAACCGTTACTGATGTATCGTGCACGGCGACAAGTGTTTGCCCATCCGGTCCAACTTTTACAATCCTGCAAAATCCAGCAACCAATGTGTTCGTGGTGATACCCGTACCGTATTCGTCAGGGCGCGCAATGATTGTGTTTCCGTTCTGGATGTTCGTGACAGCAAGTTCGCCAAGGAAAAACGTAGCGCAGATCTGTTCGTTTTCCGACACGTAGAACCGCATGTGTTCAGGTTCGCGCATCGGACATGCGAAACGGTATAACAAACACAACGTATCGCCGCTAACGACCAAGCATTCAATTTTGTCAACCATAAAAATCTTGTCGTTGTTGACTAGCTTAATGAAGTAGCCGTAATAGGCGGTGAGTTCGATTATGGCATCGCTAACCATGTAATCAATCACACAATGTTGCTGGCCCTGGACGTCGGTCGTAAAGCCGTAATATTTGTTGCCGAACCACGTCACGTTCTGGTCAGTTGGCAGTTTGAAACTCGCAATTGGTACGTTGGTTTCGGTACAAACAACCGTGACCGTTTTTCTGACGCATTGAGCGTATCGCTTTCCATCGGAAGTAAACTGTCCTCTGACATCGTACATGCCCAGTTTGTCTATGTTTAGCATTTCGGCGCTATCAGGATCAATGTAGCAAACGGACGGCCAACGACTTAACTCCATTGTTGCAAGCGAATTGGAACAGAAAAAAGTAACTCAAATATTCTAACCTGGTACTTTTTTGCTCCACCGATCGTTCCGATCCCGTCACCCAGCTCAATCTTGTCGAACGTGCCACGACCAAAATTCCATGATAACTCCTTCGAGATCGTTTGGCAACCACCGCCACGTCGATACATAAAACGCCCTTACTAACGCTCGAACTTCGGGACGGGCGTGTTGGACCATCTCGGGATTCCAAACGGATGTCGAAAAGTTGTAAACGACGAACCCTTGCATTAATTTGAACGTGAGCCTGTTGCCCGACAGTACGTTTGTGGATCCGACAAACAAATTGTGCGGCGAAGACAACGCCAAAAGCCCGCCGTCAACCAGTCTCCGGAGCTCGATTACTGCGCCCAAATATCCGCCAACACAGATGGCAAACTTCGTTTCATCGATCGCCCAAACACGGCTGATGTGTCTTTTGGTTTTAATCGACCACACACGAACAAGACCGGGACGGAGCAAAAGCGTGACCTCTTTATGATTGCCGTTTTGTGTGCACACCGCGATATGTTTTTCGGTCAAATAACATGTCGGCAGCGGACGACTTTGATCATGGTCAAGCCATGTTATTGTTGTTTGGTGGCCAGTTGGAATTTCGGTAATTTCGATCTCACCCGATTGGTAACGACCTGCAAACGAACTGCCCGTAGGGCAAACTGCGAGGAGTTCGTAACTATCACGTTCAGCACGTCTGAACACACACCTTCCGTTGTAAACCGCGAGAAGATCGTAACTATAACATCCGTCACGTCTATACACATACCTTCCGTTATGAAACGTTGCAACCGGCTCTTTTGCGCGGCGCGGATATTTTGGCGGCATGCCGGTCAGAACGGTCATTCGACAGTCCCTCGCCGTTACGGCGTGAATGGAAGAATTTTCGAAGCACTGCCATCCGTTAAGCGCTTCGATTGAGGCTTTCGTTTCGCAGTGCTCGGCGGCACCTGCAGGCAGTTTTTGATTTATGCGTATGAAGTGAACGCCATCCTCGAACCCGAACTCGGGCACCAGGATCCAGTCTGTTCCACCGTCATACCTTCGAACATACGTCCCTTCCATGCTGATCACTCGGCAAGTGTTTTTGCAAAGCTGAATTCCGTTTGCCGTTCTGCACGGCATGCAGTGTGTATATGTCGCACCAGTTTCAAGATCGAACACAAACAAATGCCCGTTATTAAGAGTAACACTAAACTGACCGTTGTCTGAGAGCGCAGACAGGCCAGCGTCAGCTTTTCGAACTACTCTGCTTGTAATCATTTGGGCGTGGTTGTTGTTGAGGAACGTTAATCATTTTTTGTTCCAAAAAAATGTCCACCCAAACGACCCGATCCTACCGCCCGGCCCAGTTTTGCTGCTTGGCTCAGTTTTGCTGCTTGGCTCAGTTTTGCTGCTTGGCTCAGTTTTGCTGCTTGGCTCAGTTTTGCTGCTTGGCTCAGTTTTGCTGCTTGGCTCAGTTTTGCTGCTTGGCTCAGTTTTGCCGAGCATGCCATGACCAATATTCCATAACAACTCCGATGAGGTCGTTTGGCAGCCACCGCCACGACGACGCGTAAAACGATCTTATGACGGCTCGTATGGACGGCCCGTAATTGTCAAACATCCAGGGTGAAAATCGAAATGTTGTGTTGTACACGCTGAAACCGCCGCGCACGCCGACCACGAACCTGTCTTCGCTCGCACGAATGTAGCGGTTGGATTGAATGACGTTGCTTGGGGCAGAAAATGTGAGCAATCCACCATCACACACGCTTCGAATTTCAACTCGGAGCTGCGTACGCACATCAGCGCAAATCAAGAAAGTGCTGTCGGACAATGGAAGAATCTGCCTACAGAACCCTGGCAATTCGACGGACCACAGAACTTCACCGTCTGTAACGTCGACCAGACCCAACATGTCACGGTCACCGTTTCTAGTTCCAGTAATGATGTGATCGTCCGACAGGTATCGGAGCTTCAACGTCATTACCGAACCGTCAAAATGAATCGGTGGCCCGCTCGGACGCTTCACAATCGTCATTCTGCTCTGTCTACGACGGCCGAGCATATCCATAGCTTCTATACCTCGCAAATGGTCGAGCAGCTCTTCAACGACAAACGAAGTTCCACTTGGACTAATATCAGTAACACGACGGGTGTTGGGCCACATGCGGGCATCGTGCTTTCCAATCGTTTGAGACAAGCAATAGCCCGTACGTTCTACCAACACGCTAACTTTGTTGTCGGCCGATATTCCCGCCTGCGTAATCGAGCGTCCCGCATGATCCGATGCAAACGTGGCCAGAAACTTTCTTCCATCAGTGACGTCGACAATCGAACAGTTCGTTTTGCTCATCGTGTAAACTTTACCGTCTCGATTCACTTGCACGATTTTTCCGGGAACGTCGCAAAAGTCTCTGAGCGATTTCCATGTCGCCTGACGATCGATGTAATCAACGATAAACCAGCCGATTCCGTTTTGTTTGACACAGTGACGGTTTCCGAAAAGGATGAAATCTGCCGGTGCAGCAAACTGGACCAGTTGCTCACCGGTTCTCGTGTCGTAAACCGTGAGCACATTGTCTCTGCAAACACCGTAACGATTGCCGTTGTTTGAAAACGCGACGGCTTCACCGTTCGGCTCGAAAACAATGGTCGTCTTTGATTCCATGGCGAGATTGTGTATGAAAAAAAACGAATCAAATATGGCATCGATCAGAAACGCAGAGCATACCATTTCCAATATTCCATAATAACTCCGATGAGATCGTTTGGCAACCACCAAGTTACCATGTAGAACGCTCTTGCTGCAGCACGTGCGTTAGCTCTGCTGCATCGGTACTGTTCGGCTGACCAGCGGATTGTAATATCGAACGTTACAAGATCGTTATTTTGCGTAAACATTGTGAGTCGACCGTCAGACATTTCTTGACAGCGAGTCGATTCAAGCTTGCATGTTCGAGCGAGACAACAACCGTCAGCCGAGCTTCTAACGAAGTAGCATTCTACGGAGCTTGTTTGTTTCTCGCATGTTACGAAAGTGCTCCTGTCGCCAGCAGACCTGATACTCCAAAGCGGCCTCGTCTTAACGCACCAAACGGGTGTAGGTTCGCTAGTTTCGTCGATATAGTACAAGGTAATGTTGGTTGGTCTGTTGTAAAAGTTGACTCCAACCACAACATGTTCGTTTGTAATAAACGTTACACACGGACAGTCGACACCACAGGGCACGCTGTATATTTTAGTTGCCCGCGTATCAACAATTCGCAGCTTCCGACAAGAGTCGTAACCTTGCGGCTTGTGTGTAACCGCATATGAGTACCCGTTCGGACTTGCCGCAAGTAATGTTTGATTGGCGAGATGTGGATTTGTGGCAGCAGTGCGGTGGCCTTCAGCAAAATTGTAAGCTGTAATTAACCCGTTGCGTTTTATGACGGTTTTTCGACCGCTACGCATCGTAGTTTCAACGTGAAAATCACTTTGTATAAACCCAACCCGACCGCAATCGGACACCTGAACGCAGATCTCGCTCCGACCACAATCCGATAGTGTGTGAAATTTGCAACCATCGATGCCTCCAAGCTGCAGCAATGGTCGTGCAGTTTTTGTGTGGTGGTTGACGACAAAATGCGTTCCTGCGTCGCTAATAAAACAAAACTCGCTGTCTGACAGGGTAGCCGCAATCTGACCCGACCAACAGTAGTCGGTTGTCCAACAGTTACCAGTGTGGTAATCTATGACACATTGATGATCGAGGCCTTGCACAATCACACAACATCCATCGTAGGCCTGCGAAATGCTGTCGATTGTTTTGGGCGCGTCAGTTTCGGCAATTGTTTGACCTGTCGTTACGTCAACAACTGTGAGATGATTGCAATTTGCAAACGCGAACAGTTTGCCGTTCTCCGAAATTCTGTTCGTCAGTGGTTTATAGTTCCCGACGCGGTAGGTTGGAATGTGAGTCATGTCGATTGGAAAACGAAAAAAAGATTCAAATGTATCAGCTAGATCTTGCAGCCGTAAAATGCAACAGTTTCATTTCGAACGCCCTGCTTCGCGCGCTCGTCGGCAAACTGCCAGATATCGAAAAGTATCGACAAGAAGACGTTAATATCGTCGTCAATGTTCGAATAATGGTCTTCACGAAACCCGTTCGTTACCCCAGAATATCGCGATTCGAAGTCGCGCACCGCGTTGTTTTGCTGCTCGTGTCTGATCAGTGATTCGACCCTGTATCGTTCTTGTTGATCAAACGATCGCGCCAAAAGGATGTAGTGCGGCTCTTCGAGGCGTTCGTAGAAACCGTACCCGCCGAAGTTAATGAAATGCTGTATTTCTTTTTGACGTGACATGTGTAATGCGATCGTAAACGTAGTTTCTAACAAAAAAAATCAACTAGCTGGTTCGTTACTCACATCTAATCACCGCTCTGCCGTCGAACGACTCGTGAAAGTAGTTAATAACCTCGGCGGGACGATCTTTTGGATCGAATTTGACAACCCGAAGCTTGGGCAATTTGCGAAATGATCTGATGTCATCATTGGTAAACGGTAAGCTGTGTAATCCTATTGTGCGCAACGTTAGACATGTTGCGAGCTTAATGTACACTCCGGGAGAAACCCGCTCACAGCGTGAAATGTCTATTAACGTGAGCGATGGGAACCTGTCGATTTCAAAATCGACTCCCGAGCAGGTGAGTGGTGACGACCAATCTGTCATGACAATGCTTTCAAGCTTGGGGCACGCACCCAGCAGATCGGTCGGCAACACGTTAACTTCTTCGTTTTTTGACATGTTTAGGTAAACCAGTTCGAGCATGCTTATGTCCGTTAGGTTCGTCGCCAAAAAGTTGTTACAACCCGAAATATCGAGGTAACTCAGGTTCCGAATTCGAGTCAAATCAACGAGCGTCTCAGCTTCCACCCACACATTGCTTCGAAGCAACAACGTTTGTAGATTGGAGCAACCGGCAAGCAAACCAATGGTGTTTGCTTCAAATCCTGCTTTGTCGTCGTCTTCGGAGCAACCACTCGTTGACTCGGGAGTGCCAGGTCTTGACGTGTCGGAAGTGTTACTCAAGTCAAGCGACTCGAGCAGAGGTAGTTTTGCTAACCGTTTAATGGTTTTGTTTGTTATCTCTGTGTCCGTCCAATAAGCGGACAGAGCAAATTTGCGCAGATTTGTGCATCGATCCAGTTTTGCAAACGCACGATCATCGCAACAGAGGTTCGTGAAATCGGCTTCGACGGGATTAACCGCGTTGAAAATCAACTCGAGATAGTCAGGCACCTCTCCTCGGTCATACATTGTATCGCCACAGAAACAAACACAAACCTCAACGTCAGGCCTGCCACGAAACGCGTCAAACGTGCTAAACCTAACTTCGTCCGGGAAAACAAGCTCGAAACGTTTGAGCGAGTTGATTTGCAGCACCGTGCAAACGTTTGCGTCAGAAAATACGCCAACGGCACAAACCACAGTTAGGTTCGGCAATTGCAAAATGTCGGTAGTAATAACGTAGTCGAGCGGTGGCCAGGACTCGTTGATGCGAAGCTCGCGTACGAATTCTTTGATCGGAAAGTTTTTGATATCGTTGAAGTAAACGGTTGGTGTCCAATCTAGCCAATCCCTGCGGGTGCGACGTGTTGATTGCCGGGACTTCTCATCGGCCCATTCGAGCATGTTGCGAACAATACCTTCGATTTGATACCAAGACATAGTGATTGTGTCTACTTCACATGATTCAAATTTCGGGCAAAAAAAAACAAACCGAACGGAACTAATCGATAACCAACAACGAGCCGAACCTGTTCATTAGTTGTTGTTTCGATCTATCTGACATTCCAACTCCTGTAATATTGACTTCACGCAAACTTAGACAGGCGGTTATGTACCAAGTATCTTCGACAGAAACGTCCATAGATTCTGTGTCCTCATCGACCAGTTTAATGAGACTCAAATCGATACTTTGCAGCCTCGGAAAATCACGCAGCAGTTCGAAAAAGTAAACGTCAAACATCGACCCGCCGAGATTAATTTTGCGCAGCGTGCGGTACTTTGCGAGTCTCACGAGAACGTCTGTTTGGATGGGCATATTGCTGAGGTCAATATCTGTGAGCAACGGGAACCGTTTGGGGTCAAACTCGTCAGAGTTTTCATCCATCGAATCACAGCTGCCCTCGCGAACCGTTTCCAGCTTGGGACACTCTCCTATAAAATCGATTACCAAACAATGCAGGTCGCTCCGTTCTATTACGAGCGTAGACAGCTTCGGCATACATATTGCTGCCAGATCTTTTGTTTCCAACCGATCGTTGCCTGAAATGTCAAGATACGTTAGGTTCGGGATGAGCGACAGGTTTGTGAGTACGACTTTGTTTACGTTTGTGCAGTCGCTGAGGATCAGAGTGTGCAACTCCACACATTTAACGAATGGTTCAAAAATGTTGCTCCGAAACCCTGAATGTTTACCGCAGCGACATTCATGGTGACACTCGTCGTCACTCATGTAAGCCGACCCGAAACAACGATCGTGGTTGGATCCGCTCAGATCAACAACCTGAATGTGCGGAATTTCTGCGATATGTTTGGCCGCTCTGCATGCGAGGTCTCTATTTTGGCTGAAACAAACGCGCCGCAGTTTGTCGCACATAACGAACAATTCGAATTCGTCAGGTTCGTCGTGGGAAGCATAGGTACTCGTAAAATCGACGCAAACAACGTTGGGACATGCGAGGATTAATTTGACCAGCTCGTTCGGCCTCTGCACGAAACATTGATGTCCGCGAAAAACAATGCTGATTTCGACATCAGGTCTTGCTCGAATATCATCAAAAGCTCTGTGCGTTGTCTCGCGCGTTGGCGCAAACGTAATCTTTTCGAGCGTGCCAATCTGCATCAACGCAGTAATTTCGTTGTCGGCAATCGGCGAATCGATGCGTACTGTCTGGACGTTCGGGTACGTCCTGATGTCGTCAATCGTGGGTTCGGGGTTAATCAGACATGTGACGTGAAGTTTACGCACCGCTTCTTTGAACGGAAACCCCTCGATGTAACGAAAAACTGTCGGAGTTTGGAACAACCACCCGCTACACACGCGTCGCAATTGCTTATGCGAGTCTTTAGCAATCCACGCGAAAATATAGCAAACGATGTCTCCAGTTTGATGCCATGGGGTTACGATTTGGTGTTGTGACATAGCGATTATGTCTACTCCACACAACTCAAATTTCGATCAGATCTTACATCCAAAGAACAACACCGTTTCATTTTTTGTTGGATTTGCGTCAACCTCGCGCCAGATCTTCCGCAACGCCGCAATGAAATCGCCGATGTCACGCCGGCGAGTTGCGTGATGTGAAACCGTCGTTTTGTTGGGGTTGAATAGCTTGCCGGCTATTACCACCTCGCCAACTTTAACGTCAGGCAAATCAAAATCCTCTTCGTCGTCGCTCGACATTTCCCACATCATTGTTTCCTGCTGCTTGTGTTTCAGACCTGCGATAAGTCGACTGCGATCGTCGAGACTGAGACCGCGCGCTTCGAGAAGCCCCTTTGCTGACTCCAAGTAATCACATTCGCCAAAAATACCAGTTCTGTGTAAGCCTTGTGTTGCCATGATACGTCGAACAGATGTAGCTTAAATTGTCCCACGTTGGCACGTTAATCGACGTCTTCGAGTCGTGGCGTCCAAGCAGGCACCTGCATGCTAACTGGTGTTTGCATGCTAACCGACATTTGCATGTTGGCAGGTGTTATGCCATCCAGCATTTGCATGGTTGCAAAATCCTCAACAGATATTTCATGCGTGCCGTACGGAATCGTAACCGGCGCAGGCGCTAGTCCAACATTGCGGTGACTGTCGAACCAGTGGGACGGCATTGGCCAATTACGATAATCTAGCGTTCGATCGTCGGGTAACCTGTTTGGTATCGGGATTGTTATCACTGGTGCCTCCCCTCTCAATTCACCATCCTCAGGTCCGAAATCAAGCGTAACAGTTTGGCCAAACATGGAACGGTCTGGTTTCATGACCGCCGGGGTGACAAATTCAAAACGACATATCGGGCACGCTCTCACATTCCCATCTCCAACGCATTTGCGACAAATTGATTCGGTGTGCGTTGCCATGTGCCCCACCGCATCCTCGTAAGGCTCGTTTGACTCTTCGAAGCAAACCACACATTCGAACATTTTCAATCCCGTTTTATGAGAGCGCAAACATATTCAAAACCACGCGAACCTTCCACCAGTGGGTTGTAAGAGACAAAAAAGCTCCACCAACACATTACCAGGATTTCGCGCCACATGCCGAGCGTTTTTTTGTGCCAAACAACCACACCATTCACATAATGTCTCCTGGTTCCATTCTAATCATTTTGTTCATCCTGATCATTGCGGCGGCGCTCCTCTTCGTCCGACCGTCACAATCTGGCGGCGGGCCGTTCAAGCTTCCTCCTGGCTTGGAAATATTCGTTCTCCAAGCAAAAGGTAAAAAATTCATACCGAACTTCATTTGTTTGGGAGAGCAACATGTGTCGACCTCTACGCACGTTGGTCTCACGAGGTCGGGTATGAATTTTGTGCGAATGCTGGCGCACGATTCTCGGGTCCACAAAATTGTTATTTACAACGAGGCCGTGAAAAACGGGGTTTACAAAAAAGATATCAATATGGCGATGTTAATGTCGCCAGGGACCTTCGTGGAGTCCGAGTCAAGAAAAAAGGTTCCATACTATCCCAATTTCGACGCGCAAATTATGAGCATCGACGTCGATTCACGACACATTCACGAAAACCAAACTATAGAACAACTCAAACAAGTTGGTGGACCCGATGCCAATTGGCTCAATCAGGACGACAATGCCCGCCTGTTTGATTATATGTTCAGTCCCAACAATCCAATAAGTCCGCTTCATGATCTAACTCATGAATTGCTCGATTCAACAGAGTTCCGGAATATTTACGTGCGATTACGGACATTTTATTTTGGTAGCGTTCAAAAATTATACCCTCGGGCAACTGCGCTGCGCGTGGATGAAATTTCCACATTCTTTATAAATCCATGCGCCGTCGAATTACGTGCACTGTGCAAACTTTTGACCGATCCGCGTGAAGAAGGTACGATACCCATTTTCGCAGGCGGCGCAGCACATGTCGAATCGTTAATATATGCGCTGGAACCCTACACAAATATGACACGATACGGCAATGGTTTTGATATGATCGGTGTTTGTCCCAGCGAGCGCTATTTTGTTGACGCCATTCTTAAAGGTTCTGATCTTCCCTCAGATGATCCGACCAAAATTATTTCCTTTAACCTTTACGCACACGACGGGAAAAAAGTGATGGTAATAGTTCCCATTTCGTTCCAAGAACCTGAGTTGGTTTCGTTCATGGAATCGGTTCAAACGACCTTCGAACCATCCATTTATTCGAGTTCGGTGGAAGGTTCCATGGCACAACATCAGGGTTTTGGTCGATGGTTAATAGAAACATGTAATAACATTGATTACGATGAAGATGAGATAACCCCTCCAGACATATACAGACCGTATTTCGAGTCAGGAAAAGGTCCGAGAATTGTAACGGGAAATATTCATGAGGAGGTTGATGCCCAACTTATAAAATCAGAGATAGTGTCCGCTGCGGAGCAGTTTCTTCACGCAGAGATCGGGGATGAATGGCATTTACAGCTGCGTGAAGATCGGAAGTATAGAATGGATCGTGACAATTTACTCATCCGTTCGTTGGAACGCATCGAAAAATTATTCCGGCTCGATTTCGTGGAAAAGTGTCAAACCACATTTTGCGTCGTTGTCAGCAGGTCAATGTCAATTCCAGATTTGGATACCGAACTCAAGGACCGCGGTGCGACCTTGTTAATGAGTTTCATAGATTCACGTAACGGTTTGTTCGAATTGCCAACAACAAAACAAATCCAGGACGCGGTGGATAGCAACACTGTTTTTGTCCGACCCCCAAAAACAGCTTCCAGAGATGTTGTTAAAAACACTCTTGACAAATTTGAGCACACCGATGCCGATCCGCCATGGATTACAGATTTTACGTATCCCGAAGCAGAACCTCTCGCCGATGGGTTGTAGACAGCAAAAAAGCTTCACCAGCATATCACCAGGATTTCGCGGCGCAGTTAAAAAAATGTGTAACCACGGTTTAGTCGGCGGTTGGCGCAGATGGTGTCGGTGCCATCAACTCGCGCAAACGTGCTGCATACTCTGTTTGAACGCGTTCCAAACGTTCGCCATGCTCGACCAGTTGTGTGAATTCTACTTTTGCGTCCTGACAGATTATTTCACGGTTTGCAGTTTCCTCTGCATTCATGCGCTGAGCGATTTCGGGATGCTTCACGACTATGAATGCTTGCCAAACACGTTCGTTCTCTTTTTTGAGCCGCGCAGTCTCTTCGACGAACCGTGTGAGCTGTTCGTTTTCTTTTTTGAGCCGAACGATTTCCATAGTTTGCTCAGGCGTATCTGCTGGGGCTGCCGAGATGAATGAAACAGTAGTAATCGGTGCTTCAAAGCCAAGACAACAAACCAAAAATATGTCGCTGGCCGAAGTGGTTTGCATTGGTTGCGGTGCTTCATGTTTGTTGGCCCATCTAAATTGCATCATTGCAGCGAGTCTGCCTGGGTTTGCGGCTTGATAATCGCCAACGTCAACCTGAAGGTGGTCACTGCAGTTCCATTTCAAAGACGCTTTTTTGAATCTACCCACCCAACATTGGGTGAGAAAAAGCGTTGCAATGTCGTCAATGGTTTGGTGTGCAGATTTGCGTCGTTCGATGATTGATTCCATTTCGTAACTGCATTGTCGTTGCGCATGTGTCAAATGCAGGCTTCCGTCAGGACGCCGATAGTTTTGAACGTCGGCTATTCCCAGGCAGAATTTTATGTGCAGCGCGTTGTGATGGGGTCCACAATTTAGGTTAAAGGTTTCAGCAATGAAGGGCATTGTGGGGCGAATTGATTATGGTCAATAACAATCAAATTTGGTCACCATGTCGGTTCGTGCGCGAACTGGCCACTAGACGGTTGTAAACAAAAAAAATCAATCACCGCAATATCAGTCAGATTCTTCTGAGCTTTCGTCAGACGAACTGCGCCGAAGCGAGTTCATCAAATCACATAGCGCCACATTTTCGAACTTCGCACGAACTGTGTGATCAAGCAACGGAAATTTCCATTCTTGTGAGTCATTGAGAACAAAACGGGCTGTCGTACGTTGTAGCGGGTTGCAAACCCACGCTTCGACTGTTCGGCCAGGGTGTAAAGCTGCGTAAAGCAATGCTTGTAGCTTGTGACCGATCTCGATTGACGTGGTCGTTTTGATTTCAACGATGATAATTTTGTCCTCAGATTCGAGCGCCAGGTCGATAGCCCCAGCAACAAGGTGGGGAACCAAGTGATCGCAATGTGGCGTGCGAAGCATTATTGGCGTCAGACATTTATGCGAACGCTCATACTTGAAATCAAACGAAGCCCGTGTTTCAGCAGGAAGTTGCCATCGAACTTGATATCCAACTTGATCAAAAAGAGCCTTGATTCCAGCTCTGTCAAACCAATCGGTTACTGGAACTTCTTGTAGCGCAAGCAATTGTTCAAGCGACTTGTTCCGAACAGTGTGTGTTAACAACATCGTTAGTCCGACGATGTCGTCCGAAAATTCGGGCGAGTGTAACCAATTGTCTCTGTTCACCCCATCAGTCATTCGTTTCAGCTTGTTGATGTTTTCAGAAACAGGATTGATGATGTCGTTGGCTTGGTCCACACTTAGTTTTTTGAGGAGCTCTTTGTACCACTGATTTGCTTCAGTCATGAGATGCATAATTGATTTGTCAAGGCGCGAAATAAATAAGCTCGTCACACATGTTCCGCGTATTGCGCTAACGTCTTCATACAACCCGTTTGATAACAGAATCATTGTGTCACGCAGCTTTGTTGCTTTGAGCAAAGCGCATGGAGCCGATTTCGTTTCAGGCAGCTCTCGCCAACCGTATATTTCGTCTGACACAATGTCATGCGATGACGTTTCAGAGAATTGGTGGAGAATATCGGTAACTGATGCAAGTATGGGTAAATGATTCGGTCCTTGGCAATGGTTCATACACCGACAATCGCGGTGACAATAGATATTTGTGCCGTGTTTATCCATTTGATCCCATTGTTTTCGACTTCCTTCATGAAGCTCGAGCACTTCTGGCTGCTGTATCGTCATTGTACGCAACTGGTCACGTGGAATTTGAAGCGGGAAACCATCATTGCCCGTATGGACTACTGTCAATCGTACAGAAGCGCGTGTTAATCCCACGTATATCGAGTTGGGTGCTTCTGGTGTACCGAGCATACACAAATGTTCATGAATGTAACAACCGAAGCCCAACATGAAAACAAACTTTCGTTCACCACCTTTGAAACTCGGGAAATGAGCGAAAATAACTTTGCCTCGAATAAGCAGATCGCGACCCTTGCGGCTTGACCTATCGGAAAGTGACACGGTTGGAATTTTGTGTGATCCGAGGTAGTTTGCGAGTTGCGTCATTTCGGTCGGTCTTGACGAATTCAAACCAGAATGACAAAGGACCGCAATATCGTCAGGCGGATGTGTTTCCAGGATTGTTTTAATGTCGGCATAAATTGCGAGGTACGATGTTTTCCAGCTAGTATTCGAAAGGAAACGAACTGGTTCACATGGTCGATCGACCGTTTGTATGTGCGGTGAGCCTGGCGGCCCTAACGGTACAATGACCTGATTTGCGAACGCTGCCATTGCAGGAGTCAATCGAAACGACAGTGAAAGTGTCAGATTCGTCCATGGGTATGGAACCTCGAAGAAACGTGCTGGATCAAGCAAATAATCGGCTCTTGCTGGGTTATCGAAACGGAAGTGGTAAAGCGTTTGCATCGGATCACCGACAATACCAAACGTGCCAATTGCTGGCATCCGTGTCATCGCGTGGCGAACCAAATTGTAATACAACGATGTCATGTCTTGCGCTTCGTCAACAATCAAAACATCAAACATTAGTTCGCCCAACTGCGGATTGCTCTTCAGAAAGTTGCGAATCGCAATGTCGTAACCCGCACTGAAATCAGCTGCACAATACTTTGCGGCAAAGGAGTGAAACGAATGTATCTCACAATTTTCAACGCCCCAAGCAACACATTTTTGACGACCGTCGTCTTTCAACAAAGCGTTGTAAGTGAGAATGAGGAAGCGCAGATCAGGATGAACTCGTGCTGACAAGATAATACTGGTCGTTTTCCCGCTTCCAGGAATAGCCGAGCACCTAAACGCACTCGGTGGTCGACAAGCATCAGCAAACAACTGTTGCTCTTCGGTAAGATCTGGAATTGGAACTGGGGCAAGCGGTGCGGCTGCTATTAAAGCAACTTCATCTTCAACTGGTATCTCTCGACAGTGGTAAGTCATACCAGGTTCCTTGTGTTGCTTGCAGCATACTTTGGACTCGTGGGGAAACCCGTAACGGGCCTGAGTGGAACATACTCGACAGGAAGGCATAATGTCCTTCGACTTACAATGTTCAAATCAGGAACAACCGAGCGCGAACGGCACCACGTACAAAAAAATCAGACCCACAAGCTTACCGCATAGCGGCAGCCTCGTCAGTGCGTTCAGCAATGACCGTGTTAACAAACGGAATCAGATCGGCTGCTGTTTTTCCCACACACAAACGGATGTCTTGGTACGAATGTGATCGAACAATGCCAGCAGGCACCACTTCGAACAAGCGTGCTTTTGCTACAATTTTGTTCGGCGAACACATTCGGTGAACTTCACGATAACCCTGTGGTCTCCATTTTTTGATCGTGGCGGTAACGTAGTACTTTTGTCCGCAAACAAACCGACACTTAAGCGGATCTGTCTGATGCGCCAACAAAACGAACACTTCGGACTTGTCAGCCAAGTCAAGCTGATTTACCGCATCGCCCGCAACAACACAAAGTGAACCGTGAAGTGCGTCCATTTTATCGTTCGTTTCGTTGAGCCGATTACGTGTCGCAGCGAGTTCCGAACAGAGATTCGCAGCAACCGACTCGAAACGAGTTCGTTCTGTTTGATGTACCAAACGATCGTACGCATGAAGTGCTTCTAACGCAAATGCGTACGCTTTGCTGTACTCCGGATGGATTTTTGATCGCATGAGACTTTGAGCAAAAGTTCGCGGTCTGACCATAAAAACCTGATCTACTGTTCGACCAGCTGGGACCAAGGCGCTGGACGCGGCGTCTGGACCGATTTCAGTTAAAATGAGGTTGAGCCCAACGTTGGGCTCAATTGTTTCTTCGCCATTTTCTTCCTCCGCAGGGGTAAAGACAGTAATTTGAGACGGTGCCACAGTGACGTAATCAATCTGTTCGACAGCATGTAACTGATCTTTCAGATGACGTCCAACGCGATAGAACGCGCGTCTCGAATCGTTCTCGACAATCCCGAGTTCCAGGTAAGCAGACTGGTTTACGCAGAACGATTGTGGATGTCTCCACCCAAGAACCGCAACGCGCCAAATCGGTTCAAGAGCAATATTAATTTCATCTGACTCAAACTGTTGTGCTACCTGTTGTACGTATTCTTTCGGTCTCGGCAGCAAACTGAGCGTTGCCAGATGTGTATCGTAGTCTTTCCAAGTTGTAAAAGCAGCCATGATGTCGATTGGTGAGCAATACCCAAATTCAAATTTGTTGCCGTGTCGGCTCGTGCGCAAACTGGTCACTAGATGGTTGTAAGAGACAAAAAAGTTCCACTAGCATATCACTAGGATTTTGCGGCACGTTAATGGGGTCGTGAGCGTCAAAATGTGCTCAATGCATGCTCATTGCAAATGCACCGCGCGTGTGGCAAAATTGAATTTTTGTGCGCGATTAGTAATCGGCTGGGTAAACAGGGGTGCGAGCGCGCTGTTTTTTTTTGTAATCGCACCACTTTGCCCAACGCAAACGTGCGGCAGAGAATTGTTAGGGCAAATTTTGACGCTTTTCGGCCAACAAAACCCGTTCGTCATCGGAGATCATTGCCATCCAGCTTTGCGGGATGTTCTCCGGCGGAGTAATTGTACATGCCGCAAAACCGAGCCCAGCAATAACCGTTGCAATTGCGTGAACAACATTTTGAGCGGTCAGACCTGGAGGATCTTCCGGGCTCGGACGAGTTAGCAAAGATGTTCCTGCTGCAGCTGCTGTAATAAAAACTCGTTGGGTACATCGTGGCACACCTTCTACCATTAATCTGGCAAAATGTTCGCAATTTAAATCGGCGAGACGGTAACACCATTCACCCGGAAACTGTGCCGCGAGGTCGAGAAAATGTAAGGTTGTGTCGATCGACAAACGTTCACCAATTGGTAAGGTGACCACTCGCTGATTTTGCGGGTCCCAAACAAAAACATCCCATATCGTTAAACCCTCAGTTCCTAGCGAAACTATTTGACCATCCCTGTTTACCACTCCGTAATGATCGTATGTTAATCCAGGTAGTTTTATCAAATCACCTGGTACACCCGCAACACTGCTGATTGTCGAGCAAAATGTTGATGTTTGTGCTGTCATATATTTTGGATCGGCCTGTGTCAAAAAGGCTGCCGGAATTTTCAACGGTGTAAATTTGAAATGTTTTTTAAAGGTACAATCGGACCACATGGCTAAATGCAAAATATGTGACATTAGAGCCAACTTCGGCTTCCAAAAACCGGCAACTCGATGTTCGAAGCACAAAGAAATAGGAATGGTCGATGTTTACAACAAGCGTTGTGCGTTTGTGGGCTGTTTGAAGCAACCAGCGTTTGGATTTGCGGGAACCTCCGCAGAATTTTGTGCTGCCCACGTCTCAGACTTCATGACAGACGTTAAGTCTGTTCGATGCAAACATGACGGGTGCTTAAAACGTCCGTGCTACGGTATTGTTGGAAGCAAAGCCGAATACTGTTTTGACCACGCGCTGCCTAAAATGGTTAACGTCAAGGCGCTTCAATGTACGTTTCTGGGTTGCAGTGTAATTCCAACTTTTGGCAAAGAAAACGGTCGGCCGGAGTTTTGCAAAACACACGCACCCAAACATATGCGAGACATTACGCGGAGGCGTTGCGAACACCCAGAATGTTTCGTAAAAGCACATTTCAATGTGGCGGGAGGTGACGCAAAATTTTGCCGAAGCCATGCTCCAAAAGGAGCAGTAAATGTTGTGAGTAGGGTGTGTGAATATGTAGGCTGTTTGAAATTTCCGTCATTCGGAACCAAAGGTGGCAGAAAACAGTATTGCGCGGCCCACGCTTCATCGACCATGGTTGACGTTGTGAGTACACGGTGTCAATTTCTCGGCTGTGACGTTCGGCCAATTTTTAAGGCTAGTGATGGGACGGGCAATTTTTGCAAGGCCCATGCTCCCCCGGACATGATCGGTTTCAGATCTGTTCGTTGCGAATTTCTTGGTTGCATGAAAGCTCCGTCGTTTGGGACTAAAGGTGAACAGGCAAAATTCTGCAAATCACACGCTTCCGCCGATTTAGTTGACGTTTCACACATTCACTGTGCTTGCTGCCCTGTTAGGGCACATTACAATTTGCCAGGTAATCGGGAAGCGTTTTGTGCCAAACACAAACCACCCGGCGCAATTCTTAACCCACGTCGTATTTGCAAAACTGCACGATGCAGACAGGCCGCAACGCACGGTGTCAATCGTAAAATGACCCACTGCGAAGATCACGCTGTCGAAGGTGAAATGGACTACGTGCAACGAACATGTGCTAGCTGTGGATTGATCGGTTTGCTTAACGCAGACAAACGTTGTTGCTATTGCGATCCAGCACAAAGCCAGCGCATCCGCTTAGCAAAACAAAATAGGATTCAGAACGTTCTGGAAGCTCATACGTATCCAATCGTGTCTGTTGATCGCATGATCGAACGAGGTGTTTGTGTCAAATATCGCCCAGATTTTCTGATGGACGCGCTTACACACTTTGTAGTGCTTGAGGTTGATGAAAATCAGCATTCTGGTTATCCATGCGAATGTGAAAGTGTGCGGATGTTTAACATTGCTCAGGCATTGGCGTTGCCGACCATCTTTATTCGATATAATCCTGACGAATTTCGAATCGGGAGCAAAAAACAAGACGTGAAAGAAGCTGATCGGTGGAGGCGCTTGCATCAAGTCTTGCAATGGGCTCTGTACGATGTAGTGGAGACCCCGTTTGTATCAGCCCGGTATCTGTTCTATGACAATTGTAAAGACCAAACGTTCCTGATCGAACCAGCCGAAGATGGTCTCGCTCGAGTTGGGACAGAATGGCAAGTGCCAGCCATTTTGGGATGCAGATAAGCATGTTACAGTTATTTTTTGTTTTGAAAAAATCGCTCCAAGAGGATATCAGATGGCTTTTCCAAACCAATGCACACATGTAACCAAAAAGGGGATCCGTTGTCCACGTGGATGTCATGTCGAGCTATGCACTCAGCATCAACTTAATGCAAAGATGGATCAGGTGAAATGTCTCACGTGTGATCGTATGACACGTTCTCCTACTGGTTTCTGTTACCACCATTCTGCCAAAGCAAGATACCATGCTGCAAAGGCGTAATTCGAATTGTTGTTTTTTTTGAACAGAAAAACTTACGATGATATCATAAGCTAATGTCAATTACAGTTACACACACTGAAAGACGCTCGGCAGGTTTGCCATGTGAAAGTGAACCCGAATCCCGCACAGTTTGTAACAAAATGACAGTCGTCACACGACTGTCAAAAAGTGATGACAACCAACCTGTCACTGATTGCGACAGTGATGACGCTATGAGCGACGAGTTTACTGCCGTAGACGATGACGATTGTTTTTGGTCGAACGGTGATTTGGTCGAAAATGAACCATACGTGCTCACAAGCGAACTGTCAATTTCTGATGAAATGCATATGCAAAAACACGGCCGCTTCGAAACTGGTCGATCGTTTGTTGAACATCTGGATTCAATCGCAAACGGTTGTGCGAATCCCGTTTCAGAAGAGCATCAGCAAGAATTGTACGATAAGCTGTCGCCGCTTTACGGAGGGGAAGCTAATAACTACATATCGCTCGTAACTAGGCTTCTACGTGAATTCGAAGTGGTCAAAAAAGATTGCAAATTGCTTATCGATAAGACAAAACCAAGCAAGCTGAAATTATTACTCACACTTCCTGACAATTACGAGCCCCTACCAAAATTCACGCAGGAAACGCTTAATATGCTCGAATTGGAAGGCGCACACATGATAGCTGAATCTGGTTTTCGTAAACATTATCCACCACTCGACAGTTACAGTTATCTTGACATCTGTTTGGCAGAAGCTGCTCGTGGTGGCGCAACTGGTTTGTCATTGCCTGGCAACGTAACGTTTGCAAAACGTCGTGACCAATCTCACACAAAATTTGATTGGCCAGATTATTCGCCTCCACGTGACGGTCGGTCTCACCCGCCAAATGAACGTTACCATTCGGGTTGTGGAACGCTAGCACGTGTTAATCGTGACGGTCAAAAGTGTCCACATGGTGTTTACGGGTTTTACGAGACGTTTCGCTCGTTTCGCGACATACGTACTAACCTTACGGTGGCGAATGTTCGTCGACTTGGTGTAATCATTTTGTGCTCAACGCACAACATCTATCCTACTTTATCAAACGAGAACATTAATGCGTTGATCGTTGAAGCACGTGCTGATGATTACGTCGGACAACGTATTTACGACCTTTTTGGAAGAGATTGGTTAAAGGTTTGGTTGTCAATTCCGTTAGATTGTACCGTTGGCACATTGAAATCAACTCGGTTGATCCAAGCGTTTGACTTAATCAAACAAAAGCAACCAGGTGTAACTTTGCAGTTGTCATTTCAGGTTACCGAACCACTTTCAACAGAGTATAGCATTCCAAACGACACTGATGAGAACAGAGTGATACGGATCAAATCACGAATGTTACGTAAGTTCCCACAACCAGTCATTGACGTTGACATGAAGGCTAGATTGTTAGCAAAATGCAAAGAGTTCTATGATTTTACTGTAGCTCGTTTTGATGAGATACCGAACGGTTTGCGTGCAATAGCTCGTCTTCAAAAAGGTAGTTCTGATATTGATTCTGTTGATATTATTGACGCTAGTAATGCTGGTTACAGAAGTTTGCTGTTATCGGACTCAGCTGAATACTTAAGACTGCTCACTATCTACGAAAACTTGCTTGTTTGTGAAGAATTCATTGCTCAATCCCAAGATGTGCGTGGTGCAAAGACGCGCCTGCGAAGGTGTGCGAAGATGCAACGCAACGGAGCACGATGCGCGTTCCCCGCGAAACCTGACTCGAAACTTTGTGGCAGGCATATGCGATAGATGGACGTTGCTCTTTTTTTTTGACATCGTTAGTAGACATCCGAAACATCGTTACAACATGCTGGTAACATTTTACCACAAGGTTACCACGTTCTGAATCACAACCACAACAAAATGCGGTCTCTGAGTTTTTCGAAACTCCCCAAAAAACCAACTTCTTAAAACATGCTAGTGGAAGCAAAACTAGTTGACCAACCTATCAAAATGGCCGATGACCGATTTTTAGCATGTCCATTATCCACTCGGATCGTGATTCTGGCAAACCCAAAAAAAAATGGCCGATATTGATTTAACCCCCCTACTAAGGCTTAGTTCGGTGGTCCGAGGCTTATTTCCGATCTTGCTTTGTAACCTGCTGGTGAGATCAAAACAACGCCACTAACGATGTTGATGAGATCAAAACAATGCTACTAACAATGCTGTGAACGGTCATGAAAAAAGGACCCGAGTGCACCTGCGATTCGGGATCGTGTCCCATCGTATACACATCAGCAAGCAACCGAAACATCGTTACAACCCATCGGTGAGATTACACCACAGGGTTACTATGAAGGCCGCGAGTTTTATTTGATGTCTTCGGTCGGTTTCGATGGGGTATTTTTGAAATCATTCATCGAGGTCAAAACAACGCTACCAATGGATTACGAAAGGACATATTGCCGTTATCAGATTGAACGTTTCAAAACTGCTCTACACATCGTACCACACGGTTACTATGAGGCTCGTGCGTTTCCTAGAGTAGGTCCGGTCCGTTTCAGCGATGTATTTTTTGTAACTAATCATCGAGGTCAAAACAATGTTACTAACAAGGTTGTGAAAAGACACCAACGGTATCATCGTGATGCACAACGCGAAATGAACGAGGCTGGTTTGATCACCGAAGTTTATATTTCGTAACACCACCAGCAAGCATCCGAAACATCGTTACAACCTACCAGTGAGATTACACCGCAAGGTTACCAACATACTTCGGCTCCATACAACAACACAGTGACGAGGTCAATCTTCCGCGAAAACGGGTGATGGATGTTTCGTGCTTTTTTTTGAACGAGAGGTTTGCAGAACGCAAACGGCCACGAAAAAAATTCGTAGTAGCAAGCCATTTCAATAATTGCGTGTCCGCTCTGCTAACCTTACGGTTTCACAATTTCGACCAAACTAGCCGCTCCGTCGACAAGTTCGATTGCAAATGTTTGTTCAACGCAATCATCGTAAAACAGATACTTCACGGTCAGAAACGGCACCTCCTCGTCAAAATTACCCATTGCCCAATCTAACGCATCACGTAATTGTTGCCACCGTTCGAAAACTGGAACAGATTGTTTCACACCATCAATCGTGTAGTCATCTGGGTTGAAACGAATGAAGATAGTTTGCATCCCGAGCGATTGCGAGATGTCAAACATTCGAGCCAGTTCACATTCGGACGGATACGAATGATGGCTATTCTCATCCACTTCCAGAATGACCATCCGCACACCAACATCAAACAGAAAATCGGGACGGAGTTTGTGACAAATGCCACCATCAACCATTTCATCCATGGTAGTTGGATGGTAGCCATGGTTTTCCAACATCAGACGTACTCTGTTTTGCTTCGCACGTGAACCGTTCAAACATGCCTCGGGATTACAAGTTTCACATCTCCGATCCTGATCCAAGATGCCAGCCAAACCACAATCAATACATGCTTGCGAAAGCATATCGTATTCTTTTGGTCCAGCGTGCTTCTCACAGTGGATGGGAACTTTTCCGTTCCCAAACGTTGCTAGTCCTCGGCAGAACTTCATGATACAAAGACGCCGCGGTTTTGCGACACTGTTTGTTGGTCGATGTAATGTGCAAAATGATGGTTGGAAACCTGGCAAATTGTATTTTGCAACATCATTACAACCAGGTTCTTCACACTGTTTCATGTGGAGGTTAACCATGTCGACAGAACGATGATCCAAACAAAATCGAACTCTGGGTTCGTTTCTGAAACCATAGCATGCGTATTTCAGACAATCATCCGTTTGACACGCGCTTATACCGCTAACTGCGATCATGTCCGGAGGTTTATGGTCGGCACAATAACGTGGTCCCATTCTGTCAGCGGAACAATAACGAGCAGGTTGTGTACATGTCGGATCATCGCAAAACCGAGCGCCATACCGAACAGCATCTGATGCAGCATGCTCTTTACAAAATGCACGTGCTCCCTCCGCGTCTTGATAGTAAGCAAATTCGGTACAACCATCACTCTGACAAAGTGGATATGACATATTGATCATTCGATCAACACGATGCGTAATACAGCAGCTTGGGTGTTTGTCTCCGTCAAATCCGAACCTTGCACGACCGAAACAACCAACTTCGACACACATCGCACAGTGTACTTCAACCATAGTTTCGTTTTTATGGGTTGCACAGAAGCGTGGACCACTTCGATCAGGAGCACCGTAACTCGCGCTTACCTTACATCCAGCTTCACTGCACAACAACACACTCGCACGCACCATCAAATCTTCGGAATGTGCCTTACAAAAACGAGGACATACCTCACCGTCGAGACAAAAGTAGGCCTGTTTTTTACAACCATCAGCTTGGCAGTAAATCTGTAACGGATCTATCATGTCTTCGCTCGCATGCTGACGACACATCAGTGGTTGTGTGCTACCGACGTTACAACACACCGCATATTTGTCACATTTTGGATCAGAGCAATGAGGTCGATCGAGACACAACATTTCTGGTTCGGCATGATCAGCACACGCTTTTTCCGGTCTGTCATCATCAAACGCAAACGACGGGCGATTTTGACAGCCATCGATCATACACCGATCACCTCGTAGCTGAACCATCCCACTACTACGATGTTCGTAACAAAATCGACCCATCACATCAACAGCAGAACCAAAAACAGCAATTGCTTTACATCGTGGGGACTGACAGCGAGGTTGAACCACATTCACCATCAGCGGTTCACAATGAGCTCGACAGAACTTTCCGTCAGGCTCGCTTGGTAAGTTGAACATCGGCGCTGTTTTACATCCTGGCTTCTGACAAAACGGTCCAACAACTTTGCACATACCTTGATCAGTGTGTCTGAGGCACGAGGAACCCACGCTGTCGCCAGGATGACCATACAGCGGGAACAATTCACACCCGTCAGCATGACAGTGATAATCTCCGGCCACAATCATGCCCGCTTTGTAGTGAATAACGCAATGTGTTGGCACCTTTCGGAAACCAAAAACAGCAAGTTCGTCACAATCTTGGCAAGTCATTTCACAATTGCTCTATGCATCCACCAACTCAAATGTGAAACGACAATTCTACGAAGCTAATTACAGCAATGGCTCCCGAAATCCGCAAAAAAGTTGCGAGAAGAAAAAAAGCTGCCAACAAGAGCGTAAAAAAGGAAACCGAAGCGCAAAAAGTGAAACCGAAAAAGAAAAAGCGAAGCTGAATTAATAATAACTTCAACAAAAAACCAAAATTAATAATTAAATGCTTCGTTGCCGCCAGAGAGACAAATTACATTGACAAAAATGTTATTTTTGTGTCCAAATCTGCTATGCAGATATGTGGACAACAACGAAGTTGTTCAAGGTTAATTTTCTTCCTGTTGCAACGAAGCATTTAATTATTAATTTTGGTTTTTTGTTGAAG